AGGGCGGCCGATGTAAATATCGTAATCTGATTTTTTACAATGAACTACCTGTGTAAAAACTTGATGTTTGGATATCCCCTTGTAGAATGATAAGTTTGGTTTGTGAATCACTTCACTTGTCCAAATCTTTTGACTTATCTATATCTTTTTTAGGTTCGTTAAACAACTCTTTTACAAAATCAAATTCAAGTTGCTTATCTTCAAACAATTTCATTTCCACCTGTTGGCTCATGTGTGTTGGTTGGTTTGTTTCTTCGTCCACTATGTCTAATACTCCGTTGAATACGAACCCCGAACCTCTTAGAAAAAGTTCAAATGCGTTTAGGATTTCACCGAGGGTTTCTTCTGATACTGTGTGTCGTGTTCTCGATACAACATTATCGTCCCCGTCTCTCCAGGTATAGTCAAATGTAAACTTTGCTGTATTATTGTATTTCATATTATATAAATATATAGAGATATGTTGATTACGTAAAGGATTTATTTCGCAGGTTTACTTCCGATAACTGCCGACTTCAGTATGACCTGAAGATAGACTTGCAGAAATATGGCAGCTGCCCAATTTATTAAACTATATTCGATACCCGCAGAGAACAAAGTATTTACTGCCCATATAATTCCAAGTGGCAGAAAAATAATTCCAACTAATCCGAGAATGAATGCAACTATTGCGGTGGTTTTTATTTCCATAACATTACTTTCTTATTTCACAAATTTTTTCGTGCAAATATTTCAAATCATCAAAGGTCATTCCGAAAACTGCTTCAACACCCTCGACCATTTTATTAAACGAAACTAGTGTGCCACATTCTTCTGGGTCACCTTCTGACTCTGTGATTTTATACTTGAGTTCCATTGTATCGTCTTGAATTTCTTCCAGTTTGCACATTGTCATATGTTCGTATAGAGTAACAAAGTCATCAACCGAGCAGTTTGCAAGAAACTCAAGTGATTCCTTTTCCATTGTGTTTTCTTCTGATTCCATTTTATTGTTTGAGTTTTTAATTATGTATATCTATAAATATATATTATAGACGCAAAATGTCAAGGTCATTTGAAATTCCAAGAGCAAGGTGTTCCGCAAAGTTACATGGGACTGCGTTGCCTATTTGCCAATATGCTCGTTTGAAAGTTCCACTGAAAATGTAGTCATCTGGGAAGGTTTGTAGTCTTGCCATCTCACGGGCAGTCAGCACACGATTCAAATCGTAATGAACATGAACACCTCCGTGATTTTCCTTTATCGTCATACTCGGAACTCCTTTGCGTTGTCGTTTCCACGAATCACGAAACGATTCATACAACGAACCTCCTGGTTCAATCTTGGAAAGTCGTTTTGTCATTTCTACGGAGTGACGAGTTCCTTCATGATTCCACGAAGGATCAAATGGTATATGTGACAAGTCGGATATTGCTTCATCTATTGACTGATATTCACTCTCCATCTTAAAGGGTTTGGGATATGGGTTCTTTGCTCCGTGTCTGTTTCCAACAAAGATTGCTCTTGTTCTTAGTTGTGGAACATTGTATTTGGCAACTTCAAGAATCCTAATGCTTGTATTTGGATAACCGATACCCGAAAGTTGTTTGAGAAGTTCTTTATAAACTTCTCCATTTTGGGAAGTAAGCATACCGGGGACATTCTCCATGATAAGAAAGTCGGGTTGTATATATTCAACAATACGTATATATTCTTTCCACAATTTATTGCGAGGATCGTTTGGGTCACGGAGTCCTGCAACTGAGAATCCTTGGCATGGAGGTCCACCAAATACCGCATGAATCTTCTTTCCCTGAATATACTCCTCTAGCAACGACTCACTTAAATTTTCAATCAACCCTTCGTGGTGTTGTGAATCTGGGAAGTTGTTTCTAAGAGTTGACGATGCGTCTTTATCCATTTCAACACTCAACACTTTGTTGAATCCTGCGGAAGTTACTCCTTGGGAAAATCCCCCACCACCCGCAAACAAATCTATATAGTTGTATATATTGTTTGGTATGACCGACAGAGTATCCACCTCATGCCAGTTTTGGTTTGATGCATCCACATCAAAGTCTTGCATCAATTTGCAATAACGACTTTTGGTATTTTTAGAAGATGCAGTCTTTACCAAAGGAATATCTTCGTCTTTAAAGACCGAATAGTTTAGGGTTTTTCCCATATCCAAATTGGTTCTGCGAATGCTACGTCTTTTGTTTCTTCGGTAATCTCCTTGAGGTCTTCCGAGAAATATTCACTCTTGGCATTACCTGCCCCACCCGAGTTGAATCGTTTGGTCATTTCCATTCCGATACAACCACGATACTTCAATCCTTGTGATTTAATAAAGTCATTCATTGGGTTGGTAATTTCCACATAGTCATTGATTGGTGCATTGAATACGTCGGCAATATTGACTGCGAGGATTCCTCCCGACTTTAACGTGGGAATAAGTTTTTTAATCGTTGCGTGAAGGAACTTTTCGTTCCACTCGTCAATTTTCTTGTAACGAACCCACGATTGAGTATCGTCCTCTGTATATTTCTCTGTATTAAAATAAGGTGGACTTGTAAAAATGGTGTCAAAGAAGTTTTCATATTTGGAATAGTCTGCATCCTCCGCCGGACTCTCAATCATTTCAACTTCTCTATCTTGTTCAAAGAAAGTTGAGTATTTTTTATAGAACTCAACTTGCTTTTTGTAATTGGGGTGGTTATTTGTATTGGGGTCGATTCCAACATAGTGTTTGGTTGTTTCACCCGTATAGAACCCAGCAAGTCTATCTCCCCACCCCGCACTAAAGTCCAATACGTTTTCACTTTTGAAATAATCGTAAAATGCTTTTGCAACCGCAGGTTTGAATTGTGATGCGACATACTTTCTAAGAGTTGTTGCCATACGGAGTGTGTTGATATCAACACGATTAAGAACTTCGTCCAATGTCCAATACGCACGAACAATTGTCTTGATTCCTCGAACCGTTTGCCAAGTCTTCCAACCACTTGGGGTTCTTGTCCAATCAACCTTCCATCGGTTTTCCACATGAAATGGATTGGAAGCATTATTACCCGAATTGTTTCTTTTCAACAGAAACTGAGAATCGTTATAGTTCAAGTGGTAGTTGGACTTTCGTTCGTTTCGAGGAAACCACTTCTTCTCAATAAGAACATCGTTCCATCGGATTCCCTTTAACTTGTTTAGACTATGAAGTGTTTGTTTGTCACTTATTTCTGGAACGGGTGCGGGGTAAGTGTGCAATACCTTTGCGAGTTGTTCTACGACATCTTCCTTTTCATACTTCTGCATGATGTCTTTCCATTCATCCTCTTCAATGAGGATATATGGTTTCATGTCGTAGAACTTTTTAAAATGTTCTTTTAACATACCCCCGTCACATTTCTATGCAGAAATTACTCGGTTTCACCCGACTCGGAAGGTTCAGTAGTTTCAGACTCAAGTGCTTCTTGTGCTTGTCTCTCGGCCTTTTTCTGATTGTGAATGGCAAGTTGTCTGGCAACTTCATCGTCCGTTATCTGCTGACCCTGTGAATATGGTTGTTGAGATGTGTTTGGTGTCGGGGGAGATGTTGGTCCGGTTATATCGTGAATTGACGGACGGTTGTCAATTGTTGGGTGAGTACTTTCGTATCTAAGTTTTGCCCGTGTTTCTTCAACCTCAAGTTCTTTGGATACTTCACTTGGAGTATTTTTTAGTAGACTATCAATTTGCTCCTCCGATACTTCATTTTGTGGAGCTGCTTGTGGGGTTGTGTTTATAACACTATGTGAAGTTAAATTTACGGTTTCAAATTCACCCGAATCTGCTTTTTCCGGATCTCGGTTTTTTAATTTTTCTTGAAAAGCAGCCAATAAACCAGTCAACCCTGGATTTTCAAAGGTTGTCTCGTATTTAACTTTTTCTTCAACTTGCTCTTGCTCACGTTCCTCTTGACGTTTAATATCAGTTTTCCGTGGAGTCTGTGCAACTTTATCAAAGTTGTTATCTAAATCTTCAAATGACATAATGGTAATAAATATATATGTATTTATATTTTAATTAAAATAAGTCACCGCCATCTTCGTTTATATGATGACCCTTATAGGTTGCTATTTTGGTGTTATCCTCACTTTTTATTTGAACGCAAGGAGTTCCATCTTCTTTCTTCCTATACCACTTTCCAAAAACCCACCCTTTGGTTTCGGTGTCCTCTGGTATGTAAATGGTATCTATTATTTCGTTTGTTGCGGAATCTCTTACTTCGTATTCGTGATATAACTTTCCCATAAATTACACCGATGTCTTTTCAAACAACAAAGTGGGTCTGCCGATTTCACCTTCAATCTTTCCAACGGACTTGATGGTACCGTTTTCAAGTGCTTTCTTTACTCTAAACCGAAGGGTAATAGGTACGGCGGCGGGGTGGGTTCTTTCTAAGTCAGCAATACTGAACTTTCCACTTGGCCAATTGACCACTAACTTTTTCTTCTTGGGACGAATCTCAGTCTCTACTCGGATTTCCTTTTTAATATTATCTGTATCTGTCATTTTTCTTAAAAATAAATTTATAGTTTAATAAAATCAAAGAGATTTAACTGCTCTTTGATTCTGCCACAGATGCCTTTCTGTATTCGGTGGCCAACTTCTTGAGTTCACCGATAGCCTTGCGGGCCCGTGTACCAGATGCTTTAGTTCCAGTATTTGCGTTTTGAGTATGATTTTCATCAAACGACTCGTACAGAGCCTTGATTTGTTCATATAGTTCTTGTGATGTAGCCATTAGATATAACCTTTCTTTTGTTATTGTTAAATTATATAATATATAATATATGATTTCTTTGTTTTTTGCAAGAAAATATTATGCAAAGAAAAAGACGTAAGAATCTCCGTCCACCGCAACATTCATATGTCTAAACACCCAACGCTCGTTATGCATTTGTTGAACAAGGGTTGCGTAGTCTTCGGGGTTTTTGGGGATTGTGACGATTTTTCCTGCAACGGGGGTTGTTTGGTTTCTCCGAACGAAATCGACCCAATCAAGTTCAGTTGAGTTGTTGGTGATAAAGTTTCGGGTAAAGTCATTAACATCTTTTGAATTCGAATTATAGTGATTTATTAAATTATCCCTACATTTGCAATGTGGGTCAACTGAATAACTCATCGCATCTGTTTCGTTATCTTTATACTTTTCAATGTATGCGTCAAGAAATTTTTGTGAGTTTCTTAGAAGTTCTAAAACTGCCAACAAACCATAGATATTGAATTCGTCCTCGTTCATGTTTATTTTATATTTATATTAAGTAAACACATTTATTACTGATTTGTCAATCGGTATTTTTCTGTTGTCCTATTCTGAATTATCCTTTATATTAAATCCATGTATCAATATGTAAGCACCTCGGAGAATCTTGTTCTTCTGCTAACCCACTATTGGACTCCTTTGAATGTCACGTCGGTTAAGGAAGGTCTGAAAAAGTTGATGGGTGCTAAAGAACGATACCACAAAACCAGACCCAAGGTAATGGCCGTAGCAAGTGACGGAACTACTTGTGATTGGGACACGTGGATTGAATACAAACATGGATTTTATGCCGAACAACCATTTGTGCGTTCGGTGAATCATGTTATACCCGTTCCAACTATTTTGCTGACAACTGCAAACTTCACATACAATACCAAACGAAAACCTTCCTTAAAATATTTGTACAAGAAATATGGGGGGAAGTGCCAGATATGCGGAAACCACTTTCCTCAAGGTAAACTGACCATTGAACATATCAAACCGAAAAGCAAAGGGGGTGACAACGATTATTTTAATCTGACACTGACTTGTGTAAAGTGTAATTCCAGAAAGGGGAGTATTTTTCCGTATTACGACTACAAGGGGAATGTTCTAAAGGCAAGTCCACCAAAACCATTTTACGAGGTTGGGAGTACGATACGAGAAGAATGGAAACCATATCTATTTAAAAATTCTTCTTTTTAGTTGTTGACATTTCTTATAATAACAAGTATAGTGATGTCACAATTAATTCTTCCTATGTAGGGGAACATAGGCATAACGTCCAATAAGGGGTGTCCAAACCATATTTAATGAGAGGGGCAAAACGTTTCTTTCACGCATCGGTGGCGGAATGGTGACGCAAGGGACTGCAAATCCCTATAATGCAGGTTCGAATCCTGTCCGATGCTCCAAAACATTTTATTGCCGTCTTAGCTCAGCTGGTAGAGCACCTCACTTGTAATGAGGATGTCATCGGTTCGATCCCGATAGACGGCTCCATTTTTGCGGGGGTAGCTCAGTTGGATAGAGCAACGGCCTTCTAAGCCGTGGGTCGTGAGTTCAAGTCTCACTCCCCGTGCCATATAATATATTTATATATGTATGTATTTATTCGGGATATAGCGCAGTCTGGCTAGCGCATTCGCTTTGGGAGCGAAGGGTCGCAGGTTCGAATCCTGCTATCCCGACCATTTTTTATTTTATGGAGATTGTAGCTTAATTGGTTAAAGCATCGGTTTGTGGTATCGAGGATTGCGAGTTCAAGTCTCGTCAATCTCCCCAAATCTTCAATCTTTTCTCCTCATCGTCTAGTCAGGTTAGGACACATGGTTTTCATCCATGCAACCGGAGTTCGAATCTCCGTGAGGAGGCCACTTTTGTTCCCGGATAACAATAGGGTTGGGTGTGTTTGATAGTTCCTAAACATTTATGCGGTGGAACGAGTCCCACCCAACCCGTCTTTTTTTGGGGTAGTAGCTCAACTGGTTAGAGTGCCGGCCTGTCACGCCGGAGGTTGCGGGTTCAAGTCCCGTCTATCCCGCCAACGTGCAGAGGTAGCTCAGTTGGTTAGAGCAACTGGTTTACACCCAGTAGGTCACAGGTTCGAGTCCTGTTCTCTGTACCAGGGGGAGAGGTGACAGAGTGGTTTAATGTGCAACATTGGAAATGTTGTGTTGTGTAATGCAACCGCAGGTTCGAATCCTGTCCTCTCCGCCACTTTTTTCTTATATGTTTATATTTATATATTCACATGGAAACTACAAAACTAAAAGAATTAATTCAGACTTGTATCTCCGAACTTCTCTCTGAAGAAGGTGGGTTCAAATATAATGTGGCCAGTCTCGACCTTGGTAAAGCAAGGGACTATGCAGAGAGTGAATTTAACAACGCAGGAAAGAATTTGGATGAAGTGATTCCCGAGTTCGATAAAAACTATATGAACTTGCAGGCTGCGTGTAACTCAGCACTTGACATACCAAGAATTGATATGCCGGTGATTGAACCGACTGATATGAAAAAATTTACAAAACAACTTGCGCTTGGTAAGATTGATATTTTTAGGCCATATAAGATTGATAACTTTAGTAAAAGATTCCCAAAAGATTTAGACAAAAAGCAAGGTAAGGAGTGGGTTACGTTGGGAACGAAGGACGGAGACAATAAAGATGATGTTATCAAAGGAAAGTGGACAAAGTTTCCTGCAAAGAATTTAAAACCCACCCAAAGTCAAATTTGGTTGGAAAAGTTGGTGGGTAATATTATTGAATGGGGTGTTCCTCAAAATGGTTCTCCTCTCACAAAAGCATCTGTAATTTCCTCACAAGAGGGTTATATATTAGACGGTCACCATCGGTATGGGCAGGCAATGCTTGCCAACCCACCATTAAAGTTGTCAGCACTTTATATACCACTAGACATCAAAACACTACTTGCAATGGGTAGGTCTTATGGTAATGCAATCGGCAACCGACAAAAAGGTTAATTCACCTTTTATCATTTTTTATATAAATGTATATGTATATTTAATGAGTATATATACGTATATTTTTAATTGGGGCTGTAGCTCAGCTGGAAGAGCATCTGATTTGCATTCAGAAGGTCATCGGTTCGATCCCGTTCAGCTCCACCAATTTTAACGGAACATTATTATGAAAGTAGAAATAGACAAAGAAACCAATGAAGTTATCATTCGTTTGCCCATAGAAAAAGAACCAAAAGACTCCTCCAGTGGCAAAACAAAAATCATTGCAAGTTCAAGTGGAAGAAACGTTACAACCGAGTCTTACGAGGGAAAACAATTGATGGTGACTGCAAGTGTATATTATAAACCATAAGTTTTTTTATAGAAATTGAGTTTTGATATATATTTATTTACCATGAAGTCCGAAAATATTATTTGTGAAGAGTGGAGAGGGTATAAACCCAATATGCCCGTTCAAGTGGTTGGTGTAAAGAATGGAAGAATCACGGGAGACGGTGGTGGGGTTGAGGTATTCAAAAACCTCAAGGATGCCCAGAAGAAATATGCTGATCTTGACCCTGAAGAAAACACAATGAGATTTACATGGGTAACGGCAGGAGAAGTAAATGGTAAGCCGGCCGGTCGATTTGAAACATGGAAAGCATATAAGATGTATTCTATGGAAGAAGAAATTCTGAAAAAAGCAGTTATGGAAGCAAAGTTTAATACTCGCATTCTTCCTCCGAACCTTGAAGACCTTGAAATGAAAACCCTGATCGTTGCAATAGGAAGTACAGTTATCGGTTTGTTGGACAGAATTAAAAAGAACACAGGTTCAAATGCCAACCCAGTTAGTTTACAAGTAATCAAGGGTGGAGATGAGATAAAGACTGCACTTAAAAAGAATTTAGATTTAAAAGGTAAGGAAGCACTTGTTGCATTCTTTAAGGAAACAAACAAACATTTTGATGCGTCTGCTCCGGTTATATCAAGTATAGTGAGGAAATATAAATTGAAGTCTGATAGATATAGTGGTAAGGTGTTTGTCGAACAAGAAACAAAACTCAGAGAACTTCTACGAGGATATATGGAAAGATTAACAGAAAAGGCAGGTATAAACATTCCTGATAACATAGTTGACTTGCAAGACCGGATTGCCCAAAAGAAGAACGATGTTAGTTGGTGGGAAAAGAAACTTCAGAAATCAAGAAAACCAAGTTTAATTTCCATGAGGGCAATGCACCACAAACAAGCAAAGGATGACTTAAAGACTTTAGAGAAGGCACTTAAAAAGGCACAAAAGAACGAATCAACCGAAGAACCAATTGAAGAGGCAAAGAAAAGCAAAATGATTCCTATGGAAAAGTATGGAGCCGCTTTTATGGTAGACAACGGAACTCTTATGTCGGTTGCCATGTTGCGTGATGGTTCTTTTGAAACATGGGATGGTGATTTAGATTGGGGTGAGGTTACTGCTCCTCAAGATCAAAAGTTTCTTGATGCCATCAATAAAGCATTTAAGACGAAGTTCAAGATGGATGACTTCGCCGGAAGATAATAGTCCATCAAAAAAGAAAGTTACGATATGGCAACAAACTATGACAACATAGGGGATAAGAGTGTGTGGGATTTATATGTGGAAAACTTCCGCAACGACCTTTGGGACTTGGCTCCCCAAATTACATGGGACGAGAAGGGTATCCGAGTGGTATCATCTCCGTGGGACGAGGAAGAGTCTGTAAAGGAATCTTCAGAAGAAGTAAAACCAAAGAAGGCAAAAAGGAAGTCAAAGAGAAAAGTATCGGCGGGTATGATAAAGACTGGTAGAGTGGGTGACAAACCCGTTGATGGACTGACCCAACCACCAGTTAAAATTGAAGTAGAGGTGTGAGTTTACTAATTGCAGTCGGTGGGTCTATTTTGGTGGTTTCTATTTTATACGGAACGGTTTCGGTTTTCTCAAATTAACTTGAAGAAAAGTCACTTATTATAATATTTATAGATGTTATGGGTGATAAAAAAGAATTCAAGGGAAAACCTTTTACAAACAAGGATAGGGACCTTGCACTAGAAGATATTCTTCCATGTGCAATGGACGAAAAAAGAACGGTCTGTAATGTTGTCCGATTGATTTATCAATCTGCACAAGATGATGCATATAACTTGGGTGCAATTCGTGAACTTGCATTGGAAGCATTGTGGATGGGGAAACGAATGAATGACAAGCTGACCAAGTATCGTCAAGAACAAATGTACGAAGAGTACATTGAGCAAAAAGATAGTCACTTGAACGAAAACTGGCAAGATGGTTTTCCTGCTCAAGGTAATTGGGATTAAAAAAGATAAGTCATTTCAATATTTATTTTTGGGATGGCAAATGTAAACTGCGTAAAAGAAACCTGTGCATATCCAGAAACTTGTAACTGGAACAATATGTGCGTGACCGCACAACTTGAAATAAGCAACGCAGTAAAACATTTTGAACCCCAAACCAACAAGGTTGGGGTTCTTTTGTGTCATGGATTTCTGTCAAGACACGAACAGATGATTCCTCTGAGTGATTATATATACGAAACATTGGGATGGGAAACTAGTTTAGTTCAGTTGTCGGGTCATGGTTATGACGAAGAAAACATCACCAATGTAACATGGAACGACTGGGTATCCGATGTCAAAGTAAAATATAAAAAATTAAAAGAACATTGTGATGAGGTTTATATGGTGGGGTTTTCTCTTGGTGGGTGTGTATGTGCGTATGTTTCGACATTAAAAAGCATAAAACCAAATGGGTTGGTTATTATCAACGGTGTGTTCGGAGTTAAAAATGTTTTTAATAAACTTCTTCCCGGTGTAATGGTATACAACAAGTTGTGCGAAAAATTCAATTTACAAAAGTTTATGTTGGAATCAATTACCAATAACAGTGAAGCACCTGAGTTGAATCAACCCCTTGTGAATCTATCCGCAACCAATGAGTTAAGAAAGATATCAAAGATATCACAGGCCGCTTTACAAGATGTATTGTGTCCCACGTTTGTAATACAGGAATATAATGATCCAACTGTGTTTTACGGGAGTGGAGTAAAGGCGTTCAAGAAACTGGGTTCAACTTTAAAAAGATTTCAAAAAACAAAGTTGAACACACACTTAACCATCGTTGACAAGGGATTTGAGTGTGGTGTGTTTTTCAAAATATCCAAGTTTTTAACAGAAGTCCATCGGAATAAGTTTGTAAATATTGCCCACAGAGGAGCAAGTGGGACGTGTACAGAAAATACGTTTGCTTCGTTTGAAAAGGCAATTGAAGTTGGGTGTGACATGATTGAACTTGATGTTCAGTGGATTGGTAACAAAATTAGAGTTTTCCACGATAGTTCTGCGAAAAGAATGTTTGGAATTGATAAGAAAATGTCGGACTTAACGGAGAGTGAGGCAGCCGAATTAACATATTCCAACTGTGAAAAAATTCCCACACTGGAACAAGTTCTTGATTTCATAAATGGTAGAGTTCATGTGAATATCGAAATAAAGGATTCCACCATATGTTCAAATGTAGTTAATGTCGTAGAGAAATATAAAGATAAACACGAATGGTTAAATCGTGATATAGTGCTATCGTCTTTTAGTCATGCGACCATGAATGGAGCAAGAAGAATGCGTTCTGATATAAATGTTTCTTATCTGTTGCATGAAACATATAGTACTCTGGATGAAATCAAAAGTTTAAAGTCTCATTACTTCAATTACAATTTGTATTCTCTGAACCTTCCCTTAGAAAGTGTCACCGAGGAAATTATAGAATTTTGTAACAAAAACAAAATGAAACTTTTTGTTTTCACCGTAAATAAGTTGGAGCAGATCAGATGGTTGCGGGAGCGGGGTGTAAACGGAGTATTTACCGACCACCCCGAATTGATACAATAATCTTATATTGATATATATTTATTGTGTATGGATGTTGTCCAACATTATTTGTCGGAGATAGATTTGCACGAAGTTCCTTCCGAATTGAAGACTTTGTTAAGTGAAGCTGCTACCACCAACGCATCGGATGCGGAAGTTGCTATTTGCGTTGCATATAACATCAGACAAGGTAAAAGTGAGGCAGATGCTCTTAAGTCGGCAGGTGTAGACAAAGCAACTTGGAAAAAGATTAAGGCAAACAAATCAGTATATAATGCAGGTAAGAAAGTTGCCACAGGACTTAAGAACATAGGAAGCACCTTGGTGTGGTCTGGAAAGACATCTGCGTCCACGCACTATAAAAACGGAAAGAAAGAAGCATCGAAAGCAGATTTGGTCGGAAACAACCGAAATAGATTATCGGTAAAGCAAGCAAGTAGTTCTGCAAAGGGATCTCAACTTGTTAGTGGAACTTCTGGTGAAGCAATGGGTGTATTTGAGTTTGCAGTTAAGCATTTGGAAGCAAGTGGTGGAAAGTTAGTTTCCGATTCCGAACTGAAAGAGTTGTTCGATATATTTCAAAACGAAATGTCCAAGGCAATCAGAAATGACATTAATGTGGAAGTCGGAAAAGGTAAAAAAGATTTCCGTGATTGGGTAATTGCCGATAGTGGACGATACGATGAAGTTAAGGCAAAGGCAAAAGATGCGACTGACGATGAAATAAAAAGACACATCCGTGCGGAACTCGCCGTGAATAATGCAATATCCAACGCAGATGCTCCCAAGTTGGAGGGTGATTATATCAAGGGTGTTAAACCTCTTACCCAAAAAGATATTTCAAAAATGCGAGCAGCTTATATTTCTTCGGACATGAAAATTGGGGATGTTACCATTGCAAAAGATTATCTTGAAAAAGCAAACGTACCATCTGAACTCTTAACTAAGGAAGCACTGCGAACTCAGATCATGGATTTGATTGATGTGGCATTGAAAGCAGATACTTGGAAAAGTCGCATTCGGCAGATTATCCAAAACAATGCAGAACTAAAAAAATGGATTGTATATGAAGCTGCAAGTGGTCTTGGTAAGTTTACTGGTAAAGCATCCAAGGGTGGAAATTATTTCGGTGACAATACCGCAGTTGCAAACAAGATATTGGTATTTGATGCAAATGGTGTAAAGAAAGTTCACGATTTGTATAAGTGGTCACAGGGAAATGGAAACCTATGTAACAATGTTGACATTAGTTTCAAAGGAAGTGGTCGCAGAAAATTCATTAAGTTTGGACTGGCCGCAGAGTCAGTTAATTCGTTTGTTGAAACTACAATTACAGAAGAATATTCTAAACTTGAAACTGAGTTGGGTGTTTTGCGTGAAGGAAAAATTTGGGACACCATAAAAAGTGGATTTGATTCTACGTCGACATGGGTTAAAAGTTCTTATGAAAAGATTGAATCACTTATCTTGGGGTTTTACGAAAATGTAATTAAGAAAGTTATTGATTATCTATGGGACGCATTTCAACGTGGGTTAAATCAAGCACTAGAGAGTCTGGGGTATATTATGGATGGAACTTGTTCCATAACCACCCCCATTTGGTAATAAAACACATCTGATATATATTTATTGTCGTGGACATTGTAGAACATTATTTGAATAAGTCTCTGATTACTTCTGTTGAGTATGAAGATGTTTTGTGTGAACTTGCGTTGCACGACCTGTTCAAACGAGATAACAAGCAACGATTCATTGATAAAGTTGAAGCAGATGAGATGCTTGATGCAAAGAATAACCCACTAAAAGTAAAGAGTGGAACTAAGTCTCTATGGAAGCAGATGAAAAAGGAATTGCTTGATGCAGATAGTCACAAGGACTTGGTAGGGTGGGGTGGGAATACCAAAGAAAATAAAATCAAACAATTGTTTGGGACTTCCATGACTGACATTGGTAAGTCTCAAAATAATTTGAGTGGTGGTGCCAGTAGTGGAAATCCAAGTGGTGAAGATTGGGAAGCAATGATTGCTATCGGTCTTGCAACTATTCAGAAGAAAGATCCTTCTAAAGAAGTTCCAGACGAATGGAGTAGAATAGAGAGAAAGGGATTCTGGAATGATGATTTTAATAGAGACATTGCTGAAAAACTCGCGTCTGCATTTAAGAAGAATGGATATTCTCCAATCTCACAAACAGGTAGTGGGAAGGGTGGTGCTGGTGTGTCCGGTGAGTGGGGAGATATATTCAAGGAGTATGGAAGTGGTACAATGAACAAAACCCCCAAGACTGACATTAAGGGTGGTTCAAAGAAAATTTCATTAAAGAAAGCAGGTGGTTCTCAAGCAATGAGTGCCAAGCAAGCAGAGGCTGCATCTACGTTTGGTGCGGCGGTTAGAATGTATGGCAAGAATTATCCAAGTGAAGTAAATAAAATCTTGGATAAATTCAAAACCGCAGTTCTTGATTTATCGGAAAGTGGTTACCGAGGTAGCATAGACTCTCTTGAAAAAGATATAAAGGCAAGTGAGGCAGACCCCAAGAAAATGAAAAAACTAAAACCAGTCGTTGACAATCTTAAACAAGCACGTGAGGATGGAAAGTATATTACGTCTGAAATGAATCGTCTGTTTTTGTCGGATGCAAAGTTTAAAGACTTATTTGTGTTTGAGGCCGCAACTGGTTCAGTAAAGTTTGGTGACTCTTCAGAGAGTCGTGCTGATACTATGGTGGAAATAGATACCAATAGTGGTAAGATCACATCAAATTATAAAATGAATACCGTAAAGGATATTTCTTCTCTTGCAAGTCAATACAAGTTTTATTTGTCATTCAAGACAAGTGGGAATAGCACTCCTTATATGGCACTTCGGGGGAACATGGAGCAAGACCCAAAAAAGGTTACTGCTTGGATGCAAAAGCAGATAATGGAAAATAAAAACTTTTCAGCGATATGTCCAACCTTTTCTACAATCATCCAACAAGGTCTTGAGCAAGACGAATTTGGAAAACGACTTTTAACCGAATCGAGTTTTCAAAATCTTAATGAATGGCAAATGATTAAGAAAGTCCGAGATGGAATCGCATCTGTAAGTAATAAAGTTAAAGACCGGTTTGTTAAGATTTGGAATTGGATTTCCGAGAGAGTATCCAAGGCATTTGCCTGGATAAAGAAACAAGGTGCAAAAGCACTTGATTATCTGCAAAAGTTTTTTGGTATCAAACTTGCCACGTGTGGTATAAACGGAAAGATAGAATTGTTTTCTGAGTGATCACTTCTTGTAGAACACAAATATAGGTTCGTACTTCTGTAGTTCTCCGTTTATCTTGCAACAATTCTTTACCTGTTCTGCCTTGACTCCTCTCATTGTTGTCATAAGCATCTTAAGAGTTTCAACATACTCAAGTCCGTATTCCGCAAGAATATCTTTGCTATCTTGCTCAAGTGGCATGAATCCATCCCCATCACCGATATCCGCAATGTTCCACAATAGATAACGATCATGCTTTAGATATTCCGATGCGGTTTTCAACGTGGGACGAAGAAAGTTGTCTCTCCAATCTTCATACTCAGGAAACTTTTTGAAACTCTGAGATTCGTCAGCTGAGTATTGTTCACGATTAAAATATGGTGGACTTGTAAAAACCAAATCAAGTTTACCTTTGTATTTCTGAAATCGTGGGTTCTTGTGAATGTCCTCACTTCCGTCTTGATAAACATCATATGTATTACGATGGCCAAAGAACGGATTACCACCATTGGTCTTTTCATTGAAGAAGTCGGCAACATATTCGTAACGAGACTTTCCAATTTCATCAATATAGTTGTCGGTATTTGGGTCAGTTCCAACATAATGAATCTGCCTATCATCAATGCTCATAGCACCGAGAATTCTTCCACCCCACCCAGAACTTGGATCATATATGGTAATATCATCTTTGTTGTCCACGTGATCCGTGTACTTCTGGTATATATATTTTGCAGTCAGAGGAGGAAAGTTTACCGCCGGTTGACTCAACCCAAGTTTGAATGCTTCCATTGCTGAAGGAAAAATACGAGAAGTCTTGTCGTAATAACGAATGCTGAATTTAAAATTAACTTCCTTCTCATCTTCAATGATGGTGTCGTTTAGGTTTTCCATATCGTCACCGAAGTTTGCGGTTCGTTCAAGATTTCTAATGTTGTTTGTTTCGAGTAAACCTTCTTTGTACAATTTCTTGATTTGCTTTGCAGTCAACATCAAACTACTTTCTTCATACGAGTCAAACTTCTTTTCGGTGAACAATTCAATAATCCAAAAGTCGTTCTCGGGGTGAAGTTCCTTTTCCTTGACAAAGTTCCTAACCCACTCCTCACCATCTTCAGTTGGACACGGAACTGAGGTATCGTTTTTTCCTATCGTTTTTCCATGAGCAAAAAAGGAATCTCTGCGTATCGTTCGTCTCATGCAAGTATGAAAACTTTCTCGTTTCTCTGGATTGGCAAAGCAATCATATACACTCCAAGACGTGTGTTTGCTTGAACCAATTTTGGTCTTGAGCATCGTTGGAAAGAATTGGTCAATGACAGTTGCAAACTTATTGAAGTTCTTTACGATGGTCATAGTTCCATCCATTTCATCTTTATGTAGAAACTTCTTGGTGTCGTATCGTTGAAGTTTATTGAACTGAGCGATGATGTCTTTTTCGTTTTTACCTGTTCTTGGTGGTAACCCCTGCTTATCCCATGTCTCAACGATATAGTTTCTAAGTTCGTCTATCCATTGTTCAAGTTCTTCTCCGTTCTTCTGAAGAAGTTCATGAAATGTGATATTGACCTTACACTCAGTTAGGTTGTTCTTCTCGTAAAAGTATTTCTTCATTTTGTGTTTTCCAAAAATATGATGCACTATGTCCACCAAGATTATAGAATAGTACGCTTCCGTCTAAATTGCGAGCATTTTCTTGTAACCATATCCATGCTTTCTTATCCCAATTTCCGTTGCACGGAAATGGAACTTCGCACCAATCCATGTCATCAAAGAAATCATGTTCGGTTTCGTGAATTCGGATGTTGCTTCTGTGATATGCGTTCCACTTCTTTAATACGTTTGCAATGGAATTCTCCGATGCAGTAGAAATAATGTGGACTTTCTTCTTGGGGAAAAAACTATCAAAGTCCATAAACCCACGGATTAAACCCGAACCCGTAACCCCACTACCACCACTAATAACAAGGTGGTCAAAATCTGTTTCTTTTAATATATCTTGCATCCTTGTTTGGAAATAATCAATATAAGCAGGGTGATTAAACGCATACGGCATCATTTGAAATCCTTCTTCTTTTGCCATTGCCTTAACTCGGTTCAGCACAATGCTAAGTAGGTTGGGTTTAATTGGCACCGTTTCCGCACCGAAACTCTCTATCTTTTTAAGTGCTTCTTTTGGGTAGTCCTTACTATCTGGATAAGCAATCTTAATGTCAAACCCAAGTTCACGACCTATATATGCCAATGCCCAACCACTATAACTTACACGAACTGATAAGTGTATAATTGGAATATCTTTGTTTAGGTCACCACTTTCAAGTACCCTGCGGATGCCTTCCATCTTTGCCCAAGGAGGTAAGTCCATATCTCCGTTGAGCAAATCATCCCGTTTTACATAAACAGAACGACCATCACAAGAATATTCTTCGGTGGGAGTATTGAAATTAAAGGAGAGCATCCAAGTGTTTTTGTTCACACTCCAAATCCATGATTACATGAAACCTATAATCTTCGGAGTTGTTTACAACCCAGTGAGGTTTGCGTTTATCCATATAGTAATATTCCCCCGTCTTTAAACGGAAGTCTTCGGTTTCTCCGTCAAGTCCAACTTGAGTGAATACACAATCTTCGTCAACTTGAATTGGGAAGTGTACTCGCAGAGAACGACCAAGTTTAGGACCATTTTTGGTTTGGTAGTCCCAACTATCGTGACCAATGTCGGTATGCCGTTGAATGACTCCCTTCTTTGGTTCTACTCTTGTGATAACCAACCAAGTGCATTTGTCAACTGAAGTTATTTCGTTTACAATCTTGGCAAGTTTGGGAAGTTTCTCAAGAATCGTATAGTCAGTTTCACTATTGGGATTAATTGGAACTACTTCAATGGTGTACCAAGTCTTTTCTGGTCCTCCGTAGTTTCCGTTGATTCCATCATAACTCCAAGGATTAACTGCTTCCTTGTAATCTTTGATTTCTTGAACAAGTTCCGCACATTCCTTTTTGTTGATAGAAGATAGTTTCATCTTTTTAATTTTGATGTCTTCGTACTTGGATACACCGGGTTGCTTCAATTCGCCTTCATACCAAATACCACGGACTTCCGATCCAACTGCGGTTACCTTGCTACTCAACCAAGTTGCATTTAGTGCCTCGCAGACATCTTTGTCTTGTTGAAGTTCCATGTTGACGTCTGTAAAAAATAAGTCTCTCTTGGTGTTGAAGAAGTCGTTTTCCAATTCACGTTTGGATTCAATGTCATCAATTAACTCTTGCTTCCATTCGGGTGCATATGCGAATCGTGAGATTTGCAAATCACCTGCCTTGATGGTTGCCACGACATCTTCTGCTATATCCTTGATACCACGACTCGACTTTGCTTCCGCACAAATGTAACTCCATACAATTTCATTGTTTTCATCTTCGTGCCAAAACAACCTTCCCTTTCGGTCTGCTTCCCATAAGTTCTTCCAATTAATTTTCTTAAATGGATCTAGGTTGGGTTCTTTACACGCAATGGGTTGGTCTTTCCACTGTGGTGGAACATCGTATTCCTGATAAAACTTTGCGTGTTTCCTAAACGCATCCTTAACTTCATCTGAAATGTCATCCTTGACTTTGACTTTCTGTGTCTTCTTTTCTTTTACTGAAACCATTTGTTTTCTTGCCTTTCTAAAATTGCATTGCTTACTTTGTCATTCAAACAATCGTTGATAATCTCACTCAACTTTTTATGATCGTTCTTTTCCCCAAGGAAATCCCATGAGGTGTGATTGTAGTATTTAACTTTTTCGGTGTCGATTAGTTCTTCCCTTAACTCTGTTCCCAATGTATCAATATGTGCGGATGCTATATTACCACCGTTTATCAGAGAAAGCAAGGCTAAATTGTCATGGCATTCCGCACGACTGATGGATACAAAGTTCACCGAGTTGCAGTTTTCAAACAATTCTGCATCAAACATATTTTTTGTGGAATCATTCAACGGTACTGTTGTGATTATGTTTTTGATATTGGGAAGTGACACTATCTGTTTAATTGTTGCACTATCCGTCTTTGAATTTATAATTTCAAAATTTTCTTCAACGATACCTTGAACTTTTTTGGAAATGACTCCGTTGCCGAATATAACGCAATCACCCTCAATCAGTTTATCCTTTATCCAGTAAGCACATCCGTTTGTGTTTGGGCTTGTTGCAACGACTCCCACGTTATGTTGTTTGCATAACTTTAGGTTGACCGAATCAACCCCATGACCTCTGTGAACAACCCACTCAAGGTTTGGGTATTTGTCTAGGGTGGTCTTGCCCACCTTGCTGAACTTGGTGGATATTACTTTAATGTCTTGGGTTGGAATGCCGTCTGCTTTTTGCATTGCTCCAAGAACATGGGCATTGGGGATAAACTTGTCTACTTCACCGAGGTCTGATTTGTCTTTTAGTAATATGTTCATGCCATCTCCTTTACTTTGATTCTAGCAGATACATGACCAATACTCCTACCAATATATTTGGCAGGAACTTTGTTTTCAACGAACAATTCATTAAAGTATTTATCTATGGTCTCCTGCTCCTTCTTTAAGTAATCCGTGTGACATCCTTGTTGAAAAGTCTTTTTGGGTCTCCAGAGAAGTTCTTCTGAAATCTCTCCCTCAAATGCTTTCCGCAAAACATACTTCATTATGTTTCCCTTACCATCTGCTTCATCTCTATATCTGGTCGGAATCCTTAAACCGAAATCAATAACTTCCTTGTTTAGAAACGGAGTTCTCAATTCTACCTTGCCACCATACATCATTGCCTTGTTGGTTCTGATGAGATTATTCTTGTGAAGGTTGTTGATGAGGTTGACTCTTTTTTGATGCCAAGCAAGTGGGTCGGGCCAACAGAATCTCTTGACGTCTCCATAACTTGCAAAGATTTCATCTGCTCCCTCTCCACCAAATACAACCTTATATCCTTTGTCACGGATTTCCCACGACAAGAATAGTTGAGCAACCGCAGGAGATACCTGTGTCCACTTATGAGTCTCGGATGCCCAGATGCTTTCTTTTAGATTGTTTTCAATATCGTCTTTGCTGACATTAACTTCGTGTAACCTAACTCCCAATTCGTTGGCAGCTATCTTGGCATAATATAAGTCATCTTTTAGTGTCTGCTTTCTGTTTGACGTTACGTTTACCACGAATGCTTCAATGTCTGGGTTCTTCTTTTTTAGAAGATATGTGATGATTGTACTATCAATGCCACCACTTAAAATCGTACAGATTGGGGTGTCACTAATCAATTCATCGTCAACTGCTTTTTCCAACCGTTTTCTGAACTCGGATGCGTAATAGTCAATTCCTAAGTCCTCCCCTTCAAGTAGGGTTAAGTCTGTCTCGGAACGAGTATATAGGGTTGGGTTCTCTGGGTTGAACTCGGGTTTGAAATCGTTCCATCGTTTGATTTCGCAACTGATAGTACCAAAGAAATTTTTGGAAACCGTTACAATTGTTCCTGGTTCTACAACCTTTATTTTCTCTTCCTGTCCCTCGGGTGGTTTACGACTTCTGTCTACATTAAAAAACTTATATTCTGGTTTTGCCGATTGTATTCCCTTTACTTCACTTGAGAAAACTATTTTGTTTTTTTCAAACGCATAGTATAAAGGAAGCCTTCCGATGAAATCTCTGCCCAACGTAAGTTCGTTTCTTTCTATGTCATAAAAAGCAAAACAAAACATTCCGTCAAGTTTCTTCATTGACTTCAATATGTTGTCACGATTATCTATTAAGTAATAAAGTAACAACTCCGAATCACTCCGCTCAGTCTTGAAGTTGTATTTTTTTCTTAGTTTGGAATTGAACTTCCTAAAGAATGGTTTCCACATCTCCCCGTTAAATGCCAAAATAAATTTTTCATCTTCTGATATGAGCGGTTGATTTGCTGACTCTGATAAGTCTTGAATAGACAACCTGTTATGACACATATAGAAGTCATTTTCTTTGAAGTGGAACACTACGTTTCCGTCCGTACCACGATGCATGATAGATGCCAGACCAGTTTTGACCTGTTCTATATCGTTGAATTGGTTACCGCCTAATATACCGCACATTGTATCATATATTATAGCCCATTGACTAAAATAAGTCAATTACTTTTTACATATGATTTTTGAAATATAATCTTCCAACTTAATTTTTGCTACCCAACCAAGATGCTGATAAGTTAGTGAGGGAATTGCTTTTCCGTAAAATCTCTCACCTCTCCTTTCTGGAATCATAACATATTCATGGTTAAACATTTTTGCCACATCAATAATTTTATGTGAAATTGCCGTGCCGAGGGGATACTCATCTTGCCTTCCTTTCTCTGCGGCCAGTATAACTCCCCGTACAATATCACTGATGTGGGTAAAGTCTCTTGATTGTTCACCTGGTTCTACAACTGTAAGTGGTTCTCCCTTGGAGTATTGCTCTTCAAAGATTCCGATGACGGTTGCATAATCCCCAGTTCTTATTTGTCCTGGTCCATACGCATTATAGAAATAGGTGATTTCATATTTTAAGTCAAACCACTCTGAATAGTTTTTAATTAGTTCAACCATCTTTGCTTTCATCCAAGCATATGGAGAAAGGTTTTCGTCCTTCCCATCGTTTCCGAACTTACTTGAACTTGCACTATAAACCAACTTTGCTTTTTTTGCGACACAATAATCAAGAACCATTTTTGTGCCTTGCATATTGTAGTCCCAACAATTATCAAAAGAATCGAAACTCGTTACGATTCTTGAGAACTCACCGAAATGAAAAACGACATCTGGTTCAAATGCATCGGCAATGTCCATCTTGGTATCGTTCATGCCGAATTTTTTGGGAACTAAGTTTTGAGTATCCTTATCAAGATAAGTTACTTTCTTGCTCTTTACATGATTGTTCACCGAACCACTACTATAATTGTCAATGGAAACAATTTCAATGTTCTTATACTTGCGTATAAGTTTTTTAATTAGTGCAGTTCCGACAAATCCCGCACCACCTGTTATAAGTACTTTGTCCACAACTATAAGTAGACAAACCTTACTTCTTTTCTTTTAGTCCAGTCAGGTCAGAAGAACTTCTGATTTTGTCGCCGAGACCATCAACCATTTCTATTCCATGTTTCTTACAAACAACACTTTCTGGAACTTCACCCACACTTCTGTCTCCACCATTTGCAAAGATGTCTGGTTTAATTGCATCGAGTGAAGCACATACACTTTTGTCCTTATCAATGCTGAGAAATGCCTCATCAACGATTCCGAGTGCTTCTACGATTTTTACTCGGTCTGCTTCATCCATAAATGGTTTGCCTTTTTTAAGAACACATTGATGATTGTTGTTTACGATAACAACAAGACGATCACCAAGTTCTTTTGCCAACTCAAGGTATTCCAAGTGTCCCACATGAATTGGGTCAAAGTATCCACTAACTGCTACTGTTTTCATAAGGTTACTCCGATTCGTGTTTTTCTGGACGATCATAGTCATCTTGAACACGCACAATATCGTCCTCACCAAAATAAGTTCCTGTTTGAACTTCAATTAAAATCATCATTTCGTCATCACTTGGGTTTGCCATGCGATGCTTTGCACCAAGTGGAATCAAAACAGTTTCACCTGGTTTGTAATCTTCGGTAACGTCATCCAAGGTTATTCTTGCAACTCCACTAACGACCGTCCATGCTTCTTGTCGTTTGTGGTGGTACTGATAACTAAGTCGTTGTCCGGGTTTTACAAAGATGCGTTTAACTTTGCAGTAATCTGCGTCTAGGAGAATTTCGTAATTTCCCCAAGGTCTAATGCTTTCGTCTTGTTCACTCATAATTTTATCCCCATCTGTCGGACAAGTCTTGTGAAGAAATGTCGGACTTTGTTTCTACCGATTTAATTTCCATATCAAGTTCTAATATATCTATAATACCATTTGCGGTATTTACCAAGTCTTCACAAACTTTCTTTGGGTTTGACCACAATTTCAAATCGTGCATCATGGTAATATCATCACCAATGCCATACATACGATAATCAAATTTCAGAACTATTTGATCGTTTTCTATTTTGACATCTGATAACTTCATATAATTAAATATCTTTCTTTGGTGCGGGACCGCACGTATAATTAAACATTTCTATTGTTTTTTTGTGTCGTTGTGCAATTACCGCACCCGACTCATAGTTGTAATATTTCCAATATTCTTCATTCTTTTTCTTGAATGGAAATGTTCCTATTTTTTTAAGACTCTTGTATGGTAACTTTAGCTTCTTGCAAATTTTCTTATAGTCGTTGTCCAGGTTCTCAAACTTCATATAGTGGTCCATTATTGGATTTCCTTTGTCATCAAAATAGAAAGGTTGGTTGAAGTGGGAATAGTTTCCAATCCAACGAGCAAATTGTTCTTTGAACTGATATCCGTTAAACTGCATCTTTACAAGTTTGTTAATGTTCTTTCTGTGATTCTTTCCTACCAAACCCCCGTCTTGCCACCAAAAATAAGAAACCATTCTATCCCAAGGATTCCTTGCGATTGTAAACTTAAAGTACTTGTTGAACTTTCGTTTTCCTATTATGTCAAGGGTGTCTTTGGGATTTCTGTGTGTTGTGTCTATTAAGTCTTTATCACCACAATGCTCAATCAAATTATGTTCAACACTATTACCACCGACTTTCCACGGTTTGAAAAATATGAACTTGTGCTTATGAGATACAATCATTTTCCGTATACTTCTTCAAACTTTGAAATAAAATTTATTAGTTCTGACTTTGGGAGTTCGTTTATTCCCGCAGCTTTCTCACGCCCACCCCCCGTTGGAAACTGCAATGCCAGTTTGCTTGCTCCGTATGGATTTGTTTTTGGTGAACGAATGCTGATGCGGTAGTTCCCTCCGTCTACTGAAGTAAGTATTGCAAATGCTTTGTCTGGATTATCTGTTGTTTGTTGATTGCTATAAATTCCCGAATATCTTATTGATGCTCTTGTGTTGGGTAAGATGATAACCATTCCAACTTCCGTATCGTATATAATTTCCGAAGAACTTAATTCTGCTTCGTCTGAGGTCATCTGTGTGTGAATCTTGTGATAGGTTTCCGACTTCTTTCTGTATTCGAACGGAGATTCATAATCCTTCAGGTCAAGATATACGTCTTTGGGGTGAACAGTCAAGTCAAGTTCCTCGTTTCCATATCCATTGTAGTTTAATGTTTCACCAACTTCCTTTAATTTGTTCATTGACTCTTTGTTGAAGCATGGATTAAATTTGTCTGCTTGTTCGTGGAGGTTATCTCCATATATTCCACATATTGTCCACGGACGATACAAACCATTCAAATACTCATCAACCAATATGTTTGTGCAACAATTGGGGTCTGCATCCACCTTGATGCTAAAGTTATCTCCCAGTTCCGTTTCACCTGGTTCATGGTGGTCAAACCACTTGACATGATTTCCATTATCCAATATTGGTTTTATATAGTCTGCATTGGAAAGCAAGGATATATCAAACACAGTAAACATGGAGTCTTTTATGTCGGTACAATGTCTAAGTAACTTCACGTCACGTTTGACTCCAGTAAACAACTTGGAGTTCTTTGGATAGTGCGTTCTGTATTGATGTAGACTTATGATACCATCCGCATCACCATTAAAGAAATCGTAGTAGTCCATATCTTACTCGGTTTCTTTTTTGGATTTCTTTGATTTGATTTCTGCGGAGACTGCTCGACCTTTATCTGCCATCCAATCTTTTTCTGGACGATCAAGTTCTTCATTTCTTTTGATAACCGCATCAAGAATCGGAGTTGGTATCATATTGTCTTCTGCAAAACTTGCGAGTGCATTGGTGTCCTTTGGGAAACACGTTCCACCGAAACCTCGGTGTCCATCATGTCCAGGAACTTTAGTATGACCACTTCCAATTCGTTTATCTTGGGTTGCGATACAACGAACATTTTCATAATTAATGTCCAACTCTGAGCATATTGACTCAAGTTCGTTAAAGAACCCAACCTTAACACTAAGAAATACGTTCTTTAAATACTTTATCATTTCTGCTTCACTTGGTTTGCACTGAATAACGCTCTTGTTTATTACCGAACCATTACCATTGTCGTGGGCAAGTTCAAACATACGTTTCATTTTTTCATACAAGAACGGATCGGTTGAACCAAGTATCCATTGATCGCAATTTTTAAAATCGGTTTTCCAATTCTTTTCCGTGAGGAATTCCGGCATGAATGCCACGTCAAGTTCTTCACTTGTTCCAGGAGGAACTGTAGAACGTAACACTATATACTTGGTGTCATCTATTTCTTGTATTTCTTCGCATACGTCACGAACAATGTTTAGGTTGCAACTACCATCTGAATTCATCGGTGTAGGAACTGCAACGAAAATAATTTCGGACTCTTCGACAAATGTTTCAATATCCAATGTCTTTGGATCTCTCTTTTCGGCAACTATGTCCCATACCAATACTTCAACGTGTGGTCTAAGCAATGTCATTGCATGACCCACGAACCCATTACCAACAACTCCAATCTTCATATAACGCAATCTCCATAAATTAAAATGCGGTATAACCTTTTGTTATAAATATAACAAAGGTGGGGGTTTATTACTTGAATCTGCGTTTTATTCTCGCAATGACATTTTTGTCGGTGTCATTGGTTGAGTTTCCAAGAGATGAACCGAATATTCCCAAAACTTCGTTCTTACTGAATTTCTTGTCATCTTCCACCGCACGAATTTTTTCTTTGGCATCGTGGACACCCTTAATGATATTACTTGTCATCCTACTACTTGTAATTCCCAACCATGTAATTAGTCCTGGTATCTTACCTACCAACCAACCGAATAATTGGGTTATGAGTGGGAGCAATGCAGGACCTGCTATTATGCAAACTGCGATTGCTCCGAGTAAGCCGAATGTTCCCGTTAACCACCCCCACAATGAGGAAAAGAATCCGTCTTTTTCTTCTTGTGCTTTGAGTTCTCCCAAACTAATAAGTTTTTCTTCGGTATCCTTTAAGTCGTGGCCGAGCATTTCCTTTCGTCTGCTAAGTTTAATGACATCGGTGTCTCTGTCGGATAGATTTTCCAAAGCAAGTTCGTTTTGATTGATTACGTCTTCAACATGAATTTTATCACCCGGTTGTGGTAGTCCGATTATTTCTTGTGCCTTTTGTGCGAGATTAAGTGCCACCAAATCTTCCTTGGATTTCTCTTCTGAAAGGGACAGGGCGTCTACAGTTCCCGAAACGAATGCTCTTGTGTGCCGGTCTAGTTCACCTTCTTTTCTTGCAATTTCTCCTGCAATTTCTGTTCGTTGTTCTTTTAATCCCCATGTTACATTAAAGCAACCCTGGTTCATAAGTGCCAGTGCAAGGATGGTTCCTGAGGTTAGAATATGTCGCAGTTTCATATCCATATATATGAAATTTTTATAGTTTTTGTGTAAACTTGGAAATCTCGGATAAAAAGTGTTTGTTACATTCTTCTCTAAAGTTGAGAGTGTTGTTTTTAAGTTTTATTGAACTTTCAATGGGTTCTTGATCTTCCATTACTATCATATTTGAAAGCACATATTGTTGTATGTCTTTGTTATGCTTTTTCATTATCTTACAACACTCCATGACAAATGTGTCATCGGGTCCGTATCCCACAAATGACTCGGGTAGTCCAATGTATTTTAAAAGGTTTGCGGAAATTGCATTGAACCAACCACCACCCCATTTGAAAGTTTGAATGGGAAGTACCCCAACACTTCCGTGGTCTACGTTTACATGATCTATTGGAGTTGCGGTTTTGTAATAATCAAGTGGTTTATCTAGATATTTTTTATTAACTATACAATCCCACGTAGCATCCCATAATCTTAATATCTGTGGGGATATTACATAATACTCATTTAATGTTTTAATTAAACTTATTGCATTTATTTGGTGTGCAAGAAGTCGCTCTTCAAAGTATAAATCTGTGTCTAGAAATATTATTGTATCACCAAGCAAGGATGTGTGTATAGAATTTCTTCTGTGTTCGTTAACTCCCAAATAAGTGGGTTCGTTTTTTATTTCCCAACAAACTGCAAACGGAATTGTTTTGCATATTTCTTCAAACTCCGCACATACTATATCATCAGATTCAGTACCCCAGTCAATTAACTTAGAGTTCGTATTTAGAGTAACTAACATTTTTATTTGGGAGGTGTCTTCTATATACGGAACGGACTTTTTAAAAGTTTGGACGATACGCCTAAATCTTTTTATTTCGTGTGGAAACAGATGTATTGATATGATTATCATTTGAATATAATATCCCAACTTCTGTTTATATATAACGATTCCTCTGTATTGTGTTCTCCAACCAACCGAGAGTATAGTGTTTCATAAAATGACTTTTCTCGGTTTCTAATTTTATCACCACTTATTAAGAATGAATTATTCGGATTATATTTTAATTGGACTCCATCTTTCAGTATCATTGTCTGTGTGAGTTTGTTTACACTCCTATTTAGTACTTGAAACTTCTCCTTGGATATAAAGTGTTCCACCCAGTTTGTATAGTTGTAATTACTCGGCATCAATGAGTTTACATATTGCTTGGTTTTATGCGTTACTTTTATAGTACCCTTTATATGAATAGTTTTATCAACATATATTGTGTTGTATGAATCAACTATATAGATTAATTTGTCATCGGGGGTCGGGTTTGTTTTCAAGACTTTGTTGACCAAAGGTTGATACTCTCTTGTTTTTCTTTTAAGATTATCTGATATAAACACACAACACTCGGGTAAAATTTCATAATTTTTGATTATGAAACTTAAGTATGTTTCTGCGTCTCCTGAACCATTTGTTGATTTGATTGTATTTCTCTGTGGGTATTTTGATTTATCTACCACAATGTGTTCGTCAGCTGAGATTCTTTTGACCGCGAAAAATTCCTCGGTTGTCTTTGATGCAATCACCACACGATTTGTGTCGTTTGAAAGTTTGGGAATATCACAATGAAGTTCAGGTGGTTCTTTGTATTCAAGTTCATTCAAATTATCAAGTTCTGTTTGAGTTATATCATAATCGGGGTTGTTGTTTAGTATTAATTTTAATATCTTATTTCTAAACGGACGATTTCGGTTAACCACTCCGATAAAACCATCTTCATCTCTAGACTGAAAGTAGGATAAAATTTGTTGTCTCAAAGATTGGTTGTTGATTTTATACAATCCCGTTTTTAATAAAGTTACATCTTCCTTGGGATTGTAGTTGGTTCTTTTTAATATTACTTCTCGTCCTACATAAGAACGTTTCATATATTCGCCGTGGTATTCAACATAGATTGTATTGTTTGCGGTGTTAATTTCACCGATTTCCAAATCATTACGAGATACCCACTCTATATAATCATTGAAAAATTCTTCATTGCCTCCTGCAAAAAATCTATCTGATTTCATGACAGACAAATCATTCCCATCATAAATACACCCCAACAAGTTCAGGAAATCACCCGAACCCATAATGGCATTTTCGTATAATCTAAAAGTTTCTAGTATACTGGAGTGGTAGCCATATGCAAACCCAGGTTCTCCTGGTCGTTGCAGAAGTTTATCGACAGGAGGAAGTTGATTCTTAAAATACGCACACGTAGATTTTGAGATAATGCGTTTTTTACTATTCGGTAGTTTTTTGATACATTTATCAAATAACTGAACCATTTTATATTCTCGTATTGCAGAGATTGAGTTTTCTACCCAATCTTTATTTGAAAATTCTATATCCGCATCGAGACAAGTTATACATTCATATCCTTCCTTGTATAATTTTTCAAGTCCTATATTAAGGAGTTGCTCCTTTTGCCAATATATCTCGGAAGATTCTATTGATATTACGTCAGGACAAACTTTTGATATTCTATATTTTGAAGAATCTGAATAAGACTCTACAACAAGCAACTTGATATTTGGATATTCACGAAGACCTTGATAGAATGATATAAAGTTTATATATCGCGAAAGATAATTACATGGATTGAAATAACAACATACTACTCCAAGTTTATCGTCTTGGTGCTTTTCATTTTCCGTCTTCATCTTTCTGCTTGGTGACCGATTGACGATAAGAAAAGTTATCATTTCTATCGTAGTCGTTGTCGTATCTGTTGTTGCTTTGTACTTGAACTTCTATGTCCTTTATATGAATAAGATCCAATCCCGAGTTTGGTGGGATCTTTGACCAAGTTACATGACCTGTTATGTATTCATGTAGTGGTCTTTCCCACTTAATCTGCTCTGTATTTCTGTAAACCCTTCCTTGAAAGTCTGGGTAGTTTATTCGGTCTTTGTCATCCTTTGACCATTTCCACTTTTTAAGATGAAAGTCCTCAATGCCGTTTATTATGTTTTCCCGTGGCAAGTAAATTAAATCAACATCGTTTGAGTTTATAATTTCTTTTATATTGTATAATAACAATTCGGTGGGAACTTCATCACCGTCCAACTGAAAAATATAATCCTTTTTACATTTGTTGTTTAAGTTATTTTTGTGGTCGGCATAATTGCCGGTGAACTTTGATTTATGTACGTTTGGTAAGTTCTTTAGTATATTGCAAGTTTGTGGGTTATCTGAATGATCATCAAGTATAACCATCTCATCCTCTTCTTTTATATACGCTTGTAAAGTATTTATCAACTCGCCCAATACATCGGTTTCGTTGTGGGTGGTTATTGCATAACTTATTGATTTGCTCATTTTAATAAATCGTCTATCTCGTTCATGTCAGTTGTAGAAGTTTCATCTATATAGTTTTCGATATCAAGAACAGCTTCCACAAAGTTTTCAACACTACCAAACCGAGACATTATTATTTGCTTAAAATTATCGTCTTTTAATTTCATTGTATTTACGTTAATAATATCATTTAATATTCTAACTTCTTCCTGTATATCTTTTAGTGTTTCGGTTTTACTGACAAGTAACTCCCGTGCAGTTTTGTTTGCAGGTGGAAATATCGAAGCATAATTTAGCATACCCATTTTGGGTTGTTTTATTAAATGTACAAAATATGTACGATAACAATGAACATCCCCCAGATATGTTTTAATATATTGTGAGTAGAATGTTTTGGGTCTTTCAATCAATTCATTAATAGGTGCTTTTATGTCGTATCTTCTTTTGATTAATGTCAAGGTATCTTGAACCATTAGTTTTTTAATAAATGTTCTAAATTGCACCCAAGGTATGTGAGACAGATTTAATCCGTGTAACAATCGTCCGTTACCATTTGGATTGATTCGGTTGTTTAAAACAAATACCAATCTTGGTACTGTACCTGTTCCTCCCGTTGGTACTCGGTTTCTGTCTTCGGGGTATCTAAATGTAATTATTTGACCCCGAAGTATCCGTGATATGTGGGTGGGAACAAATCCCGCCACCATTTTACGTCGGTATGCAGGAAAAAAAGTTCTCATTTTAAGTCGGTAGTTTTTTAATGTTAGGTAATTTCAATTCAACTTCCCGTTTCTTGGGGGGAATATATTGATTGAATATATTGTCATATATATTAAATATTGACTTTCTACTAAACTTTTCAAGATTATCATCTGCCAATGCAATTGCACGTTTCTGATGTTTGTCGTAATTTACATAGACATCTTTCATTAATTCACGACTGCGGTCAACGTCCACATCAAACCATTGAGCACCATCTGCAAATAGTGAATTAACTACTCCGACTGGTTTCATCTTACCCGGAATCAACAAGTTATTTTTCTTGGGAAGAAAGTCTAAGTGACCCGACCACTTGGGTGCGATAACGGGTTTACCACTTAACGATGCTTCCAACAAAGGTCTGCCAAATCCTTCTCCCCGTGTGTGACTGATGTGGCATTTAATTTTGGGGTGGTTGTATAATGATGCCATTTCATGTTCTGTTAATTCCCCGTGTATTAAATAAATGCTAGGAGGATTTTCAAAGTTATCGGTAACGGATTCAATGAGTTGTCGTGTGTTAACCTCGTCAAATAAACTGAAATCTACTCCATTGGTTTTCAACACTAACGCAGGTGGGTTTGATTCGTTTTTAAATGTCTCACAGAATGTTGATATAAGTGAATTTACATTCTTCCGACCCCCGTCATCTGTTTGAGATGAAACCCACTGACCAACAAACATAAAACAAAAATCTTCGGTTATTGCATTTAGTTTGGAATTTAATGTGTCTGAGTGTGCGTTCTCCTTGTAGTGGAATGCTGGGTTAACTGTTTCGGATATAACTTCAATTGGAGTTGTGCATTTAATTTGTTTTCCGTCTTCTATACACTCTGTATTCAAGAATGTGCTTTTGGAAAAATCCGAAGGTACGATTACCAAGTCAACATCATTGCATCCCTTTAAAAACTGAACTGGGCATCTATCCGTTTCCACTCCAGCAGTAATTCCTATATTGTAATTTCCAATTTTTTGAAATTCTGTTGGCATACCAAGGTGAATACACACGTCATATGAACCTTTCGTTGCCTTCGGCACAATTCGTTCTGTAATTTTCTTGGTGATTTCATCTTCATTCTCAAGTGCAGTCATGGGATTATCTCCCCAACTTGTAACGAGAAAGTCCGCATCCCACTTACATAGATAGTCTGCAATTTCACGCGCATGTTCTCCATAACCACTTCGTGATGCAACGGGTCCTATAAATAATATTTTGTTTTCTTTCATTATGTTACTTTCAAGCACCTGAATGTTTCACGTGGGGTATGATTATCTATTGCACTTTCAAGACCTGTGTAAATTCCTTCGCACATATCTTGATTGGTATACCCCGAGTTCATTACAAAGTCACGTCCAGCAAGACCCATTGTACATCTTTCCTCGTAGGTTTTTTGATACATTTCATATATTGCTTCAGCAACGTCATCCGCACAACATATATCATCGTATATATACGGAACATTTGGACTACCTATTAAATTACGCACCTTTGGGTTGATTCCAATTCCCCAAGTGTTTTCATCATCAATTTGCTCAGACAACCCACCCGACTTATTCACTATTATCGGAGTTCCTGCGGAAAGTGATTCCAGTGTTGCCAGACCAAAACCTTCATTGCTTGCCAAGTTTAACGTCACGTCGGCCGAGTTATACATTTGGTTTAGGGTTTCATCGGAAACCACCGACGTGGAGAATATTATATTTCTGTTTGGGTATAAATTGTCAATTGCAATGTTTAGATTTGAACCAACATTATTAGTTGGGTTTGTGTGCAACATTATCGCAACAGACTGCGATTCACTTAGTTTAAGTTTACTACAAAACTTATCAAATGCTTCAAGTGTTAGTAACATCTGCTTACGCCTCATGTTTGCATTATTTACAAATAGCATAAACTCACAGGACGATTCAAGTAAGTTTTGCTTACACTTAATAGATACATCTTTATCTAATGGACAATATGTGGATGTATCCACTCCGTGCGGGACATATGAGTGATTGTTCACCCCACTTGCACCCTCTACACATTTATGAGTTACCTTGCTGATACAACCAATCCAATCACATGATTCGTATATGGTCTTATTATACAAAGGAACTGGTTCGTTGTCCCACACATGATAATAACACAATGGAATATTTTTTCTAATTTCGTTTTCCATTCTATATAACCAACCCCAGTATCTTGGATCAGTTACATGTAAAAGTGCATCGGGTTTTTCTTCTGCTAGAATCTGTCGTATAGTTGCTTGGTTTCCATACCCCGAAGTACAATAAAGTCTAACATAAGCATCATCACTACCCATGAGTGAATTGACCGAATCTGACACATCAATTACATTTCCGTTGTCGGGATTGTTTTTTTGAGCAGCGACCTGCACCCAATCATATGTGTGTATACCCGACAGTATCAATTGTTTGCAAATACGGGAAACCCCCGACACGACTCGAATATCATCTCCAAGGAGCAATATCTTTTTCTTCATACCTAAACAATACTATGTTTATGTAGATAAGTCAATCAATACTTTTTATTATCAGTTATCGGGGAAGTGTCGGTAAGTTGTTTCTTGAAATCGGGATCAGTCAAATATAAGTGAATCGCACGATTTACCAATTTTTGCAAAGTCATGTCTGAATTTAAGGTTTTCATTTTAAATTCGGAGTAGTTTTCTGACAAAACTTTTACAGTAGTCAACTTATAGTTAGCATCGTTCATTGTCCATAAATATAACTGAAAAATACTTTTCGTTTCATCTATCTCGTTTTTACCCGAGTTTTTATAATTATACACTATCCCACTTTGGTGGGTTTAGTGGGCATCTGCTAGTTGCAAGTAATAATTTCCCACTACTGCACCCACACTTTTTGCATCTTGCTACATTAGTAGTTCCTATTTCTTGCCAATATTCACAACCTCTGCATATTGCGAGTCTTGCATCCCATTGCTCCGATGTTACCACGGGTCTACCCGCCTTTTGCCATGCTATTAAAGAAGTTGCCAAATTTTTAGCAAGACCAAAGAACCCATGTTTGGGAGTTTCCTCGGCCGAAGGGGTTTGTGTTTGGTGTGGTTTATTTTTAACGACCGTTGGGGTTGGTGTTGGTATTGGGGTGGTATTGGTTGGAATTGGTTTGGACTTCACCGGAGTGGGTGTATTATCGTTACCTTTATACCTTTTAAAAACTTTTCCCATTTGATTTAATAACCTTTCGTGAAATTGAAGAAACTCAAATACTTATATATGATGAATGAGGACATTTTTGTTATACCCAAGGACAACGAATCACTTGATGCGGATATAAAATCTCGTAAACCAAATTATATGAATCATATCCTTGAAACCTTTGAATCCATTGATTTTATAAAAAACGCACCTGAGAAAATAACTCTTTTTAGATTTAAGAATACAAATCTTGAAGTGGTTGTCAAATCAGAAAGTTATATAGCAAACTTACAAAATCTGCTAGACTATTATATAGAACTAGAAGAATATGAAAGTTGCGCTAGTATAAAAGACATTATAAATAAAATAGAAAATATGAATAATAAAGACGGAGAAGCTGAACAAGACTAACAGAACATCGGACTCACGTCATAATAAACAGGAAAAGCATCATGTCAAGCAAGAAATCAAAAACGGTTACGAAAAACTTAATTCACGATTGCCATCTACAAGATAACATGAGAAGCAACCAGTTGGCTCGGAAATTGCAAATAAAGCACAAACCGTTCACAGACAAACAAAAAGCATTCATTGATATAGCTTTAAATGAAGATACAAAAATGATGTTCATTCAAGGTCCGGCCGGTTGTGCTAAAACTTATTTAAGTGTATATTGTGGTCTAGAATTAATTAGTAATGCAAAAGTGAGTGAACTTGTTTATATTAGAAGTGCAGTTGAAAGTTCCGATTCAAAATTAGGATTTCTCCCAGGAGCACAAGAAGACAAAATGGCTCCTTACCTAGAACCATTCAAAGATAAACTAGAAGAATTCCTGTCGGCAGTTGACGTGAGATACTTACAGGAAGAGGAAAGAATATACGGAATCCCCGTTGGATTCCTCCGTGGTGCAAGTTGGAATGATAAGTTTGTTATACTTGACGAAGCTCAAAATATGACCGAAAAAGAACTTATTACTACGATGACTCGTATCGGAGAAAACACTAAAGTTTTCATATGCGGCGATGTTATGCAAAGTGACATTGGAAACAAAGGAGGACTTAAGAATATCATTAATCTTTTTTCTGACGATGAATCAAAAAGTAAAGGAATCTATAGCTTTGAATTTAACGAAGATGACATAATTCGTTCAGAACTAGTAAAATTCATAGTCAAGAGGATAAAAAGTTTAAGATAGATAATATTTATGAAAATATAAAAATATATGTATATTTATTATATATATTGTTAGCACTAAAGGTATGGCCAACCAAAAAATAACAGATTTAAACAAGATGCAGAAGTTATCCAAATCGGATTTACTTCTAGTAGTGGATACGGACGCCTCGGGGATATCGGGTTCATCAACAGGTGAAACGATGGCTATTGAGGCAACTACACTTGCGTCTCAACTTGCAGAAATTCATCAAGGAGATGTAGGTATTAGTCTCCCTGCTCTCTCGGATGTACCTAACGATTATTCGGGTTGGGGTGGAGGTTACCTGCAAATAAACGAATCAGAAGACGGAGTATCCTTTACAGATTCTCCAGGTGCGTCCGAGTTATCCATCCCCGCAGTTGACTCCAATGGAATATCAAATTTTTATATCCCCGAGGGAAGCACTCTCAACGATCAATATAAAGTTGGGTACATCTTAACTAGAAATGGAAACAAATACCGAAGGGCATCATCAATTTATAAATCTGAGGAAACCGATGCAATCATCGACCAATCACTAATGGAGGTTGTGGGAGTAATCCGAAAAATAAAAAGACAAGACCCGTCAGATGATTCTTCTGAGATCACTCATATTAATATTGCATTTGGGGGTCATGTACAATTTGAAGCACCTGACGGAAGTCCGGTGCAACCTGTTACCCAAGACGTCATGTCACAGGGTACCCCGCAACCAACACCACTTTCAGATGGTCGCACTTATTTTCTGTCATCTGACAACACGGATAATTTAGACGGACTACTTTCAAGCACCGATCCCGCCTCTTCTTTTAGTGACGCGTTGAGTCATGTATCCAAACCTGTATTGGTAGCTACCTCGGAATCATCCGGGGTTCTTGTTAATTACAGAGGGTTGATATGTGAGAGTGGAGAAGAACCTCATAAGTTTATTATAGAGGTTGATGCGTCTTGTAGTAATGTCAAGGTCGGTGATATACTCCGTCTTAAACGAAAAATTAGAAGAAATGCAGATAAAACTTTTGGAACTGCACCGACATCACCGTTTGAAGAGGTAAACGAGGGTGCAAAACCTTCATATCTTGATGTGGTTATTGACGGAGACTATATTATGTCAAACGCAAGAGCTGCATATGGAGATGATACCAACCCAATACCCGATGAAGACCGTTCTTACTACACCGATATACTTGGCATTGTAATTGTTTCAACCCCCGACTATTTCCAAGTTCAGACATCGGGTATGATAAATTTTGAAAAACCAAATGGTATCGTCAATAGTGATGTTAAGAAAAACCGACCAAATGCAATTTTTAAACGAGGATACACATACTACTTGAATTCGTTTGAACCAGAGTCGGGTCAAACTACATCGACATCACAGACAAGGTTGTCAAATACGGTGTATGATTATACATCTCAGCAATACGAGGATGCGTTTCAAGATCCCACAAGTGCAACGTGGGCAGATACGGATATGTTAGATGTAACAACTGGTATAACACCATTCCGAAATGTGACGATACACAATCCGTTTCAACGTGATTCCGTTACGGGTAAGGTAACTGTTTATGAAAAACCAGTGTTCTATGCAGTCAGTGATACTCAAATTTTATTGCTCAACTCACCTGCATATCCATCACCGATAGACCAATGTAATGCAACCAACCCAGATCCAACATCATCATCTTTTTGCGGTGACGCAAACAAAACTACGAATTTAACCACCACCGATCAACCATATGATAATGTAACCGCTAATAAATTTTTAAAATCGGCCCTTCCCCATGCCCAAGAAAATGACTACACATATATAACACACACGGGGTGGAGTGGTACGGATACATTTATTCAGGCCCCAGGAGAGTTCGTTACAAAGAAGTGGTACTTGTCCGCGGATGTCAGTGCTTTGGGGGTCTATGGAAACTGGACCGAGGTCACAGAAAGTGAGGGAATATGATATGGGTTCATTGTACGACATAGGAAACATGAGATATAAGCACTTTACGTTCTATTCGCGTGGAGATGCAAGTGAATATACACCACTTGACAAGGAGTATGTTAGTAATCCTGCTTTGTCTGAAGCAGATAACGCAGCTGCCAAGGCAGAACATGATGTTAAATTTGCTAACTTAATAGGCCAACTTCAGAGCTTTCTTCATAAGGTTTGGCCAAGGGATGCCATTTTCGGATATAATGCAGAAGACGATACTGCGTTTATAACTTATATAAAACAAGACTCCACCGGAGTTATTCTTGTTGAAAATATATACATATTCCGCAGATCTACGGTTAAGGTGGTTGGTGGCTATACGGGGGAAACCGAGCAACAATGGATGCTTACCTCCAGTCCAACCAAATCAGTAAACCCAGCTGATCACATAAACCCAACACAACAGGAAAATCAGTAAGGAAATATTTAAGATGCCAGGTTCTACTTTCAATTTAAGAGGATGCTCAAGCACAGGTGGGGCTGCGGGTGCAAGTGCGTGTGGTTCGGAAATCACGGTTCGTGTAAAGCACGAACAGACGGAGAATTTAACCGATTCTTTGAATGTTGAAGCAGAACTACTTGCAAACCAAACGGAACAGGCATTAAAAAATGCGGTTTCCAACGCAATAAACGATCATCTGGCCAATCATGGAATTAACGGGAGACGAATTGCATTTCCTGCAAAATTATCGTATGATTGTCCAAAAGTTGGGGATGTCGTTCGTTATGATTATGTCAACGGAGAATATGCCCTCGCATGGGCAACATACGACAACAATGCCGCGAACAATGATCTTGAACACTTAACCGAGGCAATGGGAATAGTTGAAAGTGTGGAAACTTCATGTGACGGAACAAGTGTATCCTCAACGGCAGATGCCACCATTGTTATGTTCGGTGAAATTGAATTCAAAAACGTGGACTTGGTAAATAACGCACTGATACCAGGTACGACATATTTCCTACATGACAGGGGTTCAGTTAATCAAGTTAAGTTTTCTCACAACTTATCGATTGCAGAACCTGCCATAAGCAAACCAATGCTACTTGCCACGGGTAAAAATAAAGGGATTGTAACACACTACAGACCGATGACAGGTTCCTCCTCTGGGGGTCAGATTGAAACAGAAGATTACATTATTGAACTTACATTGATTCCTGGTGGGTGGAATGTTAAGGTTGTAAACATAGGAAACCTTGCAAGCAGAAACCCATTGGTTGCCATCTTACACTACAATCAAATGGTGGGTGGTGGCCCAACACACATGAGCAAGCATATAGGTGAATTGAGGAGTCTTCCACAAGCAAATGTAAGTGGTTCTGAAGAACGTGAGAATGAATTTGAGTTTAAAGTAACTTCTGGGTCTGCTGAATTTGGAACTACTTCATCGTATGGAAGCAAGGGTGTCAATGGTGTGGGTAGTTTGTTTGTGGAAATATTTTCTGACACCGTTGATGGCCGCCCCACGACTGACTTCGTTGGAGCAGGAAGAATTGTAACACCAAAGGCATCCAGCAATACGATTTATTCAATTCCAAAACTTGAAATTCAAGGTCGTTGCGCCGAGGAACAACAAAGTGACATTCATAACGATATTGCAGGTGGAGACGAGAATCTAACGATTAATGAGGGTGCTATGTTTGAAATATCAAGTGTTGCGGGAGTAGGAGGAACTACCACCGAGGACACCGTTGATTTCGTAATTCCAATGCCAATAACACTTGCAGTTGAGATGGAGTGGGAAAGTGAAGCAGATTCATCGCAGACAGATAGTGCAACAACAACATTTAAACTACCCGCCGACCTTGATCAAGATGGAAATGTTGATTCGGCGGTGGAGGTATTCCCTGTAAACGAAGCAGGTGGAGGAATCACCGAGAAGATGGTAACCCTTAGAGTTAAGGGTGTATCCGGTGAACTACCAGAAGGTCACTGGGCAAGTTACCTATCGCAACAGACATTCCCAAATCTGTGTAGTGATGCGATGTGTTGTGGATCAGGAAAGGCCATTATCCGAAGCAACATAGGTACATCGGTATCAATTACACCACTTCTTGGTGGAACGGACACCACTCTGATTAATAACGCAGATGGTGCAAGATTATACACCATGTCCGATGACTCCAATATAGTTTGGCCGGGTGGTCAAGCACCTGCCGATGCACTTGAGGTGTCATGGAAGAACGTAAGAGAGGATATTCAGATATGCTACAATTCTGGAATCCAAGCAGGCACCGAACCTGCGTTTATGACTATTTACTCAAATGAAGCAAGACCGCACGTAGAGGGTCAAGAAATGGATCAGTTTGATTACGATCCCAGATATGTTCTTGCAGAAATCGGAGCACAAGATACCCTTAATGGGGAAACCATCAAAGTGACGCTAAATTATGGAACGGCAAGAACCGAATGTTGTCTTTCAGTCACCTTCAATGGAACAATAGAAGGCACTCACTACACAATTCAGGAGTTGTGTACTGCGGGACTATTATCCAACACCACCGTTGGGTGTCCACAATCGTGTGGTTAATTTAGATATGTAATATGGAGAGTACAACTCTCACGATAATAATACCCGTATACAGATTATCGGGTCAAAGATTGAGAAATTTTAGGTTTGTCCTTAAAAACATTACGAAACTTAAGTGTGATGTTATGGTATGTGAGCAGACTAGCGATCTAAGTGTCGGTGAGTATGTAAGTGAATGTGGTGCGATGTATACCACTTTATCGGTTGAGGGTGCGAATGAAATTCATAAATCTGCGTTAATAAACCACTCGGTTAGTCTAGTGAACACCGCCTATGTGTGGGTGATAGATGCGGATTTCTTCACTCAATATCAAGAGATAATCAATTATATGGAAGAGTGTGAACATGATCTGGTTCGTCCGTTTGAATCGGTGTTGTTTTTAACTGATGACGAAACTGACGAACTAATCACCACAGGTCAACTAACTATTGGAGGTGATTATACTGCAAACAACCAAACGGGTAAGTTTTCCTTTATAGTTAAACGGGAGGTTTTTGAGTCGGTGGGCGGTATGGACGAACGCTTCATCGGATGGGGGTTTCAAGACTTGGACTTTGTTGAAAATAGATTACCAACCGATATACGGGTTGGGTCCGTGGACACTACTGCATATCATCTTTTTCATGAAAGACCACCACAAACCCACGTGGACAACAATTATAAAATGTATTCCAATACAAGAAAATCCATGATTCAAACAACTGACTCGGAACATTCAATCGAATATATGGGAACTAATTTTACTTGACGAATTACCTGTGGTGTTATATTATAGTACCATGAAAAATTATACAGAAGCAGAATTAGAAACAAATTATACAAACTTTCTGAAATTTATTGAGGACACCTTTGAAGGAGAACGACAAGAAAAACTCCTTCATATGTATGGAACGGACGATGGATGCCTTGGACTACGAGCATTGACATCACCCGCATCAAGCATAGATAGATTTCACAATGCGTATGATGGGGGTTATATAGACCATGTAATGGGTGTCTGCCGTGCGGTGCGTGGGGTTAAGGTACTTGTGCAGAGTTTGGGTGCTAAAATAGACTTTACCGATGACGAAATGATGTTTTCTGCACTTAATCACGATTTGGGAAAGTTAGGAACTCTTGATGGTGAACAATATGTCTATAATGATAGTGAGTGGCACAGAAAGAATCAAGGAAAACTATATAATATAAACCCAGACATTCATTGGATGTCCGTTACGGATAGGTCGGTGTTTCTTCTTCAGCACTTTGGAATTGCTTTGACTGAAAAGGAATTTTTGGGAATCAAGTTGTCTGATGGTATGTATGACGATTCAAACATTCAATATCTAAAGGCCTTTTCAAAGGAGGTCGGATTGAAGACCGAACTACCAAGAATAGTTCATTGGGCAGACCATATGTCCTGCTTGGTTGAGAAGTCTCAACAAGACGATATTATGAAATTTGACCCATAATTTTGACAAATTTAATATTTTGTGGTATATTTATAATATAGAACAATGCTCAAACGAGGTTGTTCGGCGGATGCCCAACTTGGGGTTCGTAATTCAAATAGGAAAAATAACATGAAAAAATACGGATATAAGTCCAACGGAACAGGACTTAATAAACACGTTCCATCGTTGCGAGACGAATTTTTAACACCATTCGACTCGTTGTTTGATAAGGTAGTAAATCAAGCATTTCCAAACTTCGGTCAAGAATTCGGAGTAAACTTTTTTGGAAATAGCTCGTATCCAAGGGTAAATGTAGCAGATACATCAGACTCAATACTTATTGAAGCAGAAATTGCGGGGTTAACCAAGGAAGATGTCTCGGTAGAATACGAAGACGGATTGCTTACAATTTCAGGTGAAAAGAAAACTGAGATTGAAGAACCCAATGTAAAGTATGTGTATAAGGAACTGAAACGTTCTTCGTTTAAGCGTTCTTTTAAGGTAGACGATTCTACTCTTGAAGTAGAAGATATTTCCGCAAAGTTCGATAACGGAATTCTCAATGTTACAATTCCCAAGAAGGAAGTAATCGAGACTAAATCAAAAAAGGTAAAAATCCTTTAACATAACAACTTAAAACAATTCGTTTTGAACGGGGGTTTTAAAAAAACCTCCGTTTTTTTATAATTATATTATATTTATATGAGGATGATACGGATTAAATAAACTAATGGGAGGATATATATTATTATGAAGATGTTTACGGCAATAGTCGGCCTTTTGGCACTTGCGGTGGCGGGAACGGCAGCCTTCTTTTCAGTTTGGGGAATAAGTTTATTATTTGCAGGAGCATCCATCGCCGCTATGATAATGGCAGGTGTCCTTGAAGCAGGAAAATTGGTAATGACTTCGTTTCTATATCGATATTGGGACCGAGTTCCACGTATGTTGAAAATATATTCAACTACTGCGGTGATAACCCTAGTGGGGATAACGTCACTTGGTATTTATGGATTTTTAAGTGATGCGTATGACGATACACGTGCAAAGGTTGAAATGCACAACAATAACATCGTCCAAATACAAGCAGAGAACGAACATATTAAAGGTGAGATGGAATCACTCAAGCAATCATCGGACACAGTTGACAACAAATCAACGGAAACCATTGCTGGATTCCAAAAAATTTATGATGACTTTGTTGAGGATAGACGAGCAAGACAAGCATCTCTGTCAGATAGACACAAGTCTGATTCCGAAACCCGTCAATCACGAAGGCAACAACTATTGGATAGACTTGCAATACTTGACAAGGCAAGAAGTGAGTTAGAAGCATCAAGTGGTGGTTTGTTCTCCAATAAGAAGAAGAAACTTGAAGAACTTGCAAAGGCTCAGGCACCAGAACGGGCATCCATTGCAGAGTCTATGAAAAAAATTGATGATGAAGAAACATCCGCGGTTGCCCTATACAATGAACAAATCAACGCAATTGACGCGGAAATTGAAAGAGAATACGGGATCTTCACGGGAAAGGTAAATAGTTTACGAGATGAGTCTAATAAGATAGATAACACACCCGCAATTGAAGCAAACTATGAGAAGTTAAGAAAAAACGAGCAACGCATTCTTGAGGAAAAGGACTCTATTAGAAATACGGACATAGGAAGTTTTCAGTTCATTGCTGATTCGTTTAATACTCCAATCGACCAAGTTGTTAAGTGGTTTATCATTGTAATTGTTATCGTGTTTGATCCACTTGCGGTTGCACTTGTTCTTGCATACAACATTATATCGGGTGGAAAGTTAACCCGTGACGATGAATTAGACACCCCGAAAAAAAAAATTGGATAGACAATCTTCCCTTTGCTGATAGGTATCAAGAGGAGAGTGACTTTACACCCACCCCAACTCCACAACCATCTTCTGTTATATGTGTTTCAAAAACCGAAGACTCGTTTGCATATAGTGGGGAATATCACCTTGATTCCGAGTTGTGGCAGGGAAAACCTGCGTGGGTAAAACGATGTGAAGGCAGCTGCTCCGATGAGTATATCGGCATGGAAAACGAACGATGGATTTTCTGGACATCAATTGACAACTTTTGGGCAATGGGGTGGCACAAGACGGACCATAGCAGAGAAGATGCCCATCCGTGGCAACTAGTGGGAATGGCCGAAGATGTTGAGTTTCCATATCAAGATACAGAATGGACAGACGATACATTGTTATTACCAGATGCGTGTGAGGAATTTTCAACTCCAACCCCGACACCAACCCCGACTCCGACACCAACCCCGACTCCAACACCAACCCCGACTCCAACACCAACACCAACCCCGACTCCAACCCCGACACCAACCCCGACTCCAACACCAACCCCGACCCCGACTCCAACACCAACCCCGACTCCGACTCCAACCCCGACCCCGACCCCGACTCCAAAAAAACAAGAAGATGATAATGTTATGTCAACTCCTATGTATGATAATGAAGATGAGTGGGAAGAGTTTGTTAAGGTGAATAAATTAGACCCAGCAGGATTTAATAAAGGTCCATATTATGTGCCTTGGAAAGAAACTTCAATGAAAGCATATGAAGAATATATTATAAGAAAACGATACAAAAGAGATAGGGAATATATACCAGGAAGTACACTTGGTAATATGCCCACAGAAAAAGAATCGGACAAAAAAGACGATTCACAAAAAGATAACAAATGATTTATTTTGTTGACAAATAAATATATATATAATATACAGTGCCTATGTATGAAACGTATTATATAATTGCGTTGGCAGTTTCTTGGGTAATTATTATACCTCTATTAATATATATTATAAGAAATTTATATATTAAAAATGGTGTATATGAGCAGTGGATACTGGAAACCAGAGACTCGGTAACTAAACTGAGTAATGATATTAAGGACATTGACTCAAAGGAGTTATTTGAGAGTGATGATGAGGTGGGTGTGGTATATTCTGGTATACGAGATATAATACTGGATTTAGATAGTAAAATTAATGAGGACGAAATATGAAAGCAAAGGCAACTGCCAAGAAGAAGGCAACTACTAAAGCAACTTCTAAGAAGGCTGCAACTACTAAAGCAGCTTCCAAGAAGAAGGCAACTACTAAGAAGAAAGTTTCTAATGTTAAGGTCGAGGTAGATAAACAACCAGCCCCTAAAAAAAGAAGGCGCAGGCGTTCCAAGACAAAGAAAAAGTTATATTTTACTCAAGAAACCGAAGATGCAATTGTGTTGTATAACTCGACAGAGTGTACTATAAAACGAAATAAAATATATAACGAGTCAATAAGTTATCCGTTCGACAAACTTGCAGAGAACATACTAAATACTTTTAAGTTTTCTTATTTTCAATGTAGTCATGAAGATGTTCAGCGGGAAACTGTTAGTAATTTGGTAAGTAATATTCACAAATATAAACAAGAAAACGGAAAGGCCTTTTCGTATTTTAGTATTATAGCAAAAAACTTTTTAATTTTATATAATAACGGAAACTATAAGAAGTTTAAACGACATACAAGTGTGGACGATGACGAAATTGTATATGAACAAAAAGAATTAACTGTAAGTCCAAAGTCGGAAATTAAAAAGAAAGAGTTAAGTGAATTTATAAAACTGATGATAGGGTACTGGGACGAAAACCTCGAAAAGTTTTTTAAGAAACCACAAGAATTAAGAATCGCAGCTGCCGTAGTGGAGATATTCAGAAACTGCGATTCAATTGAAAATTTCAATAAAAAGGCATTGTATTTGTATATACGTGAAATGACTGATTGCAAAACTCAAAATATAACCAAGGTCGTTAATAAGATGAAGGAAACACAATTTGCTTTGCATAGGAAATATATTGACCAAGGTAGGATAGATTTAGACTGAGTTATTGTAAAAAACATATATACATTTATATTTATGTTTTATGGATTCCGACCCTGAAATATTTGAAGGAAAAACTTTTTCATCACTTGCCCGTGATATTTATAGCAATTCTTCGCATAAGAGAGACCAAATAAATCAAATCATCAAGGATTTGCACACGATGGTTAAAGACGTGGGCTCGGCAACTGTGGTTGCTCCTATGATAAAAGATTATCTTGATGTGGGGGTTAAAAACGATGATCAACTAATCAAGTTATCCGCAGTATTGCAGAGAGTTATTAACTCGGGTTCTTCTTCAGAGTCGGATTTTTCATCGGGTGGGTTATCGGAGGCTGAAAAGGCCTCACTACTTGATACTGTGAGGGACGAGTTGTCGGAAACGGTCGAAGAAGAACAGAAAATAACGGAAGAACTCAAGTCCCTCAAAGAAAAAACGGACGAAGTCGAGAGTTCTGATGGCATATAGCACTTATACTAAAAAGTCCGTAAAAAAGGAATTGTCAACTAACGCGTTGGCCACCTTGCGTGGGTTAAAATTAGAAACCCCCGACACGGTTATGTTTTATGAGCTTGAGGCGGCCGTTGTTTTGGATGTCATACAAGATGAAAACCACCCCATTTTCAAAGAAGGTGGGAAAGAACCGAAAATAGTAGAGACGGAATGGCCAGAAGGGTGGAATGACTCCACTAAACCAGATTACTCGTTTATAGGTAGAATAAAAGCAAGACCAATACATAGTCAGGCCCAAACCCCTTGGTCAGAACTTACTTGGATGATTCCTATGGATAGTACCTACAAGGAATGGCCACTTGTCAATGAAATGGTGGTGGTTGTAAAATATCTAGATGGTTGGTATTATCATAGAAAAATCAATTCACGAAATTTTATAAATCATTCAGGGGATTATAGGTGGGAGCCCAAGTTTTCAGGATCAACTCCTATTACTAAGTTAAAAAGTCCTGCGTTAAAAAATGCTAAGAATAAGTCAAATATTAGCAAAGAGTGTAATTCAATTGCAAGTTATTTGGGACGATATTTCAAGGCCAACTCCTGGATACGCCCCCTCAAACACTTTGAGGGAGATACTGTATTGGAGAGTAGGTTTGGTTCAAGTGTTAGGTTTGGTTGTTATGAGGACAACCCTAAATTTGATATAGGAACTGCGGAAGGGCATGGAGAAAACTACGATGCTAATCGTGGAAACCCCATGATATTAATTAGAAATCGCCAACGCCCTCTAAAAATTCCAGGACCCGACACAAAAGACAAAGACAATGAAAAAATATTTCAACACACTATTCTTGAAGACATAAACAAAGATGGTTCGTCTATTCATATTACGTCTGGAAAAACAATTTCAAAGTTTAAGCATACATTAGTAGGACCCAAACCAAAACCGAAGAAAAAGAAAAAAGGTGGATTGGATGGTCTTTCAAATCTTGCTAAGTCTGATGTGGGGTCAAAGGGCATTAAGGACATTGCAGAACCTGCACTTGATACTGCAAAAGTTACGGGTGATCTTGCGGTAAAGGCGGGAAAGACATACGCAGAAACAGCATACGGACCGCAGATAGCAGCTGCCAAGTTTGCAGCGAACTCCGATTTGGGTGGGTCAATGACATCAAGTTTCAGTGCAGCCCTTGGTTCTGACAATGGTCAAGCAGTTGGTAAACGATTCGATGGTATGTCGGCCAACCGGGCCGCTAAATACATAGACACGGGCCCATCGTCAGATGCCCTGAAGGCCAATTCTGCGAGTGGTGGTTCGTCAAGTATGGGAATCGCTGCTTCGGTTGGAACTAAGTCACCCAAAGCAGAGTTCATGGCCGACGTAGGCCGCGGTGCATTTACATTAAACCCTACATTTGAAACGGGTATAGTTAGTTCTATTAAATCGGGTACCAAGGCTGGAAAGGACTCACTGATGTCATCAAAGTCGGGTCCTGCAATTTCCGCTGCAAATTCTCTTGGCATCGATATACCAGGAGCATCTGCGATGGGAATGACACCAAGTGATAGTCCAATGTTTAAGGTTTTTAAGTTGGCATCTTTTGGACTCCGTTCTATTTGTGCAGGTCTAAAGGATAAGAAGCACGGTTCAAGAACCGAGGACGAACTCGGGTGGTTGTTGTCAATTGGAATAAACTTGGAATTGCTTGCCATCCTTGCGGCGATTTTCGCAAGACTCCGTGATCTTAAATTCAACATCGGTTCACTTCTTGGGTTTGATTTGAATAATTTGTTGTTTGATTTGTGTGACTGGGTAAATCAAATTGAGTATGGTTCAAGTCTTGCGGATACTTTTAAAAGTGAAGCAACCAAGGCACTTAATCCAAAAGAACTAACTATGTTTGCCGGAAATAAACTGATGCAAGATGGCAATTACGATGCTTATGCAAGAGGTAACCCAGACTTTGATATGCAGTATAAATCTTTAATAGGAGATGGTTCGGCTCTGAAAGCAGCTGCTGGAATGTTCGGACAAACTTCGTTGTCTTTGAATAAAGGCTCTTCTCAGGTTGCAACCATGTCGTTTGATCCCATCTCGGGTTTATACAGAGAAACCCCACCCACACCAACCGCAGAATCATTAGACACACCCGTAACACCAAACATGGGAACAATATCCTATGATACGACAAATACAGGGGGAATTCAATATACGGGAACGGCGTCAACAACTTCCACCACAGCTGTCACAACAACCTCAACATTAACCGACTCAGACCAATCTTCATCTGCACCCTCGTCCACAACCACACCATCGTCACCCGCATCTCCAACACCAACACCATCTACTGAACTTGCAAGTCCATCCCCAACTCCTCCCGCAACCACGACAACCGACTCGGGGCAAGTTCCTCAAAATCCTGACACTGTAAAGAATTTCCATAACGGAGAGGAAATTTCAAAAGGTGATTTGGTTGGGACTCATTTGGAAAATGCGGACATGAATGCAGTCTCACTTCTCCACCCAGAAGATTTGAATTCTTTGAAAGATACAAAACAGGTTAATGATGATATCAATGAGGCAAAGAAGAAAAAGGATAATGAGTTCAATAAAAAAATGGATGCGGTTGAAAAAAAAGTTGAGGAAGAACAAGACGGTGGCAATATTATGTTCGGAAAGCAACTTCCCCAACTTGACGGAAATCAGATAATATTGAATTCTGAGAGAATTATCGTATCAGCAAAAACCAAAGAACTTGCGTTTTATGGAAAGGGCAAGTTTGGTATGACCACCGATGATGAAATGACTTTAAATTGCGTAAAGAGACTTGTAACTGTAACGGCTACACATACATCTGTGGTATCACCCACAATTCACCTCGGAGAATATATAACAAGAAGGCATCCCGTTTTGAAAGGAGATGTAGCAACTGCATGGTTAGGCAGTTTGTGTGGTTGGTTGAGTGGCCATGTTCACCACGACCCATATATTACCACCTCAAGTCCCGCTCAACAAGGACAATTAGCAGGTTTACGGGCAAGATTGCCAACATTATTAAGTACCAGAGTATTTATAGCTGGTTAGAAAGGTTATTAAACAATGAAAAAAAGTGAGTTAATAGAAGTAATTAGGATTGCGGTCAGAGCAGAACTAAAGGATTATTTACCCAAATTGGTTACAGAAAGTGTAAATAAATGTCTTAAGTCTGTGAAAACGCAGACGGCGGATCCCGTGGAACTAACTAAAAAAGTTTTAGAGGATTCCCCCAAGAAAATGGTAAGAACACCAAAGAAAACACCAACGGTTCAGTTTACACGAAATGCAGCTTTGAACGAAGCACTAAACGCAACCGTGGGTGGAGTGCCACAAGAAGGTTCTATGGTAAGTGGTGTGGAGCAACCAACAGAACAAGTTACAGACTTTCAGGGTCAGGAGGTTGATGTAGATGCGTTACCAGATCATGTTTCCAATGCACTAACACGTGATTATTCCGAGTTGCTTAATTTGGTGGACAAGAAAAAAGGAGGTAGTTAATTTTGGCAAATGAAGTTCCAGTAGGTATTACAATACCATATTCAAGAGGAGAAGGAGATGGGTTCTTTGCCCAAACTTACTCTATGCTGGAACGTGCAAGAACAAATCTTGCATTTTTGCTTATGACTGCAAAGGGTGAAAGACCAATGATGCCGACCTACGGAAGTGACCTACGTGCGTTGTTGTTCAACCCCAACACCCCCGATTATGTGGACGAGTTATTTGAAGATGCGGTAAAAGATGCAGCTGAAACATGGATGTCTGAAGTAGACATATTGGGTGTAGTCACTACTCGCGACCTGGAAAATAATCCTTATGTGGCCACCCTAAACATTACATTTAGTGTAAACAACATACCAGAGTCGGAACAAGAAATTGAAATAAAGGTGGAGGTATAACACATGGATGACTATTCACAATTAACTTCGGGAAAAGACATAAACTATTTAAGCAAGGACTTTAATAGTTTTAAACGCAATTTGGTTGAGTATGTAAAATCCTACTACCCAGGTACGTATAAGGATTTTAGTGAGAACTCAACGGGTATGATGTTTATTGAATTGGCAAGTTATGTCGGTGATGTACTTTCATATTATATTGACTATCAGTTCAAGGAAGGCTTTATACAATATGCATCGGAACGAAACAACGTTGTAACGCTTGCGAACTATCTTGGGTATAAACCAAGACCATCAACGGCCGCCACCACCGACTTGGATATTATGCAACTAGTTCCATCGAAGGTGGGTGAAGATGGCAGAAATGTTCCTGATATGAAGTTTGCACTTAATATTAGACCGGGTATGGAAATATTGGCGGCAAGTGATACAAGTGTAGTATTCCGAACAGTTGATAGTGTTAATTTTTCTGAAACAGACCCTCGGAATCCAACCGATATTAATGTGTTCCAACGCGATGCCAACGGCCAACCTACATTTTATCTGTTAAGGAAGAAAATTAAAGCCTCGGCCGGTGAAGCTAAGACACTAAATGTGGTGGTCGGTGAACCCGAGGAGTTTTTTGAAATAGAGATTCCAGATTCCAATGTTTTGGAAATCGAGTCGGTCACGGATTCAATGGGAAACAAGTGGCATGAAGTTCCATACTTATCACAAGATACGGTTTTGGTGGAAGAACCAAACTCTGATAAGTTTAGCCCACATACATCGAAATATGCAAATCTGGTACCATACATTATGAGGTATCTGAAGACATCAAAGAGATTTACGACTTTGGTGAATTCCGACAATACAACTACATTGGAATTTGGCCAAGGAACAGATAGGTTAGACGAAGAACTCATAATACCTTCACTTGATAGCATAGGACGTGCAGTTGGCTCAAATAAAAATTTTGATGTGCCTTATGATCCTGCAAATTTTTTAAAGACAGACTCGTATGGAGAATCCCCATCAAACACCACACTAACCGTTAATTATTATGCGGGTGGTGGGTTAAGTTCAAATGTTAAGTCCAATACTTTAAATAACATAAGCACCATTGAGTTTAATGATACTGATCAATATTTAAGTACGACTGAACAAAATATCTTAGAAACTATTAAGGGCAGTGTTACGGTCAATAATCCAGAACCTGCACTTGGGGGTCGTGACGAGGAAAGTATTGATGAAATACGAATAAAAGGCCTTGCCAGTTTTTCTTCACAAAATCGAGCAGTAACGAGAGATGATTATGTGATACGATCATATTCAATGCCAACTAGGTTTGGGAGTGTTGCCAAGGCATTTGTTACCAAGGATGGCATTTTAGACACTAAGTCTCAGTTGGATATACTAAAGTCCACGGGTGAGTTGGATGACGAGGTGATTCCAAACGGGATGAATACGGTTTATGGGGAGATTAACAATCCGTTCGCAGTAAATTTATATATATTGAGTTATAATGCAGAGAAGAAGTTGGTAAACCCAAACAAGTTGGTACTGGAGAATTTGAGCACATACTTATCTCAGTATAGACTCGTAACAGACGGCCTGAATATAACGAGTGCATTCATAATAAACATTGGAGTGGAGTTTGAGATTTCAGTATTTCATAACTATAACAAGAAGGAAGTTCTATATTCTGCTATTGATTCCGTAAGGAACTTTTTCAACATAGACAAGTGGCAAATATCACAACCAGTTGAATTGGGAAATTTAGAACTTGAACTTTCTAAGGTTGCTGGAGTTAAGTCAATTTCTCGTCTTGATATTAAGAACTTAACTGTTAAAGATGGAGATTATTCTGAAAACGAATATGACATCAACGGAGCAACAATCAATAAGATTCTTTATCCTTCAATGGACCCTTCAATTTTTGAATTGAAGTTTCCAGGAAGAGATATTGTGGGGAGGGTTGTGTAATGAACTTTTTTCTTTATCCATCAAAAGACACTACATTGTATAAGCTGAAAAAACACAGATTGCTTAATGCAGGTTCGGACGAAGTTATTGAATTGTCAAATATCCATGATGAAGCAGTCGGTCATGATCTGTCACGAATACTCATGCAGTTTGATTTGTCGGGAATAAACTCTGTTAAGGAGAAACTAACTTCAGCAAAGTATGTGTTGAATCTGCGGTTGATGACTTCTTCAGAGTTGATGCCACTGGATAAGATAAATGTGTATCCTTTAACCAAACCTTGGGTGGAGGGAAATGGAAGATTCGTCCCTTCCTCGGATGCAAAGTATTTTAGTCCTGGTGCAAACTGGAAGTACACGGATGGTGAGGATACCATGTGGGAACAGGGCTCACATAGAGATTCTACTGGTGGAGGAGGTTGGTATGACAAGGAATTGTGTCTTGATATATCCACCGCACCGACAGACATTGATTGTTCGTTTCAATTTGTTAAGAATTTCTCGGATGTTAAGGTTGATATTACGAAAATAGTAAATTATTGGTTGGAAGGAAGCATTCCTAATTATGGAGTAATAATAAAGTTTTCTCAAGAATCGGAGGAAGATAGTGGGAATGTAAAGTTTTATTCTAGTGATACTAATACAATTTATTATCCATATTTGCAAGTTTCCTATGATGATTACTTTTTTAATCCATGCCAAAAAAGAAAAGTTAGAAAGTTGGTATGCCCAACTCCCGCAGTTGGTAAGGTTACGTTGCCGACACCAACTCCAAGTCACCACATGTGCCCCGAGTCGGGAACCATTGAATCGGGAAGTCTGTTTTCTGGTACCATTGAATCGGGAAGTCTGTTTTCTGGTACCATTGAATCGGGAAGTCTGTTTTCGGGTACTATTGAACTGGGAAGTCTGTTTTCGGGTACTATTGAATCGGGTAGTTTATCATTTGACACACTAGACCCACATAATTTATTTTCGGGTACCCTAGAATCGGGCAGTCTTGTTTCGGGAACCATTACCGAGATTACCACCACAGATAATGATACAACAGATGCTTTACTTGGGGTGGTTATTACAAATTGTCTTAGTTCCGTAAGTGAGAAAGACGTACCACCGTATAGTATTGAGGTAGTCGAGTTAGAACCAAATCTTAATCAGGTTGATGAAGATATTGTCCCGCACATAAAGAGGGTAAAGAAGGAATACAGAACTTTATCAAGACAAAGGATTTCGGTGGGGGTTCGGACAAAGCACCCAACCAAAACATTCTCATCAAAGTCATCTTATGATTTGAATAACTATACATTGCACACCATGAAATATTCGGTCAGGGATGCGGAGACAGATGAGGTAATTGTTGATTTTGACGAATATAGTCGTATAAGTTGCGACGCGTCTGGCCATTATTTTAATTTTGATTTCACTTGTCTCCCTGTGGGTAGAATATATAAGTTTTTAATACTAGTGGAATCTGATGAGGGTGATGTGGTGCATGAAGATAAACGAAGATTTATTGTGAGGTCATAATAAGATGTATAAGTTACCTGAATATATAGAAGCACATGAGTTTAATCAAAGTGAACTTGATGAATCGTTGAAGTCGGGAAAGTTTAATAATCAACGGGATGCCATGAATAATTTAATTGTTAAATTTGGAGATCCCGCTGAGGGTTCTAATGTGGGTGATTATTTGATTGGAGTACCAACACAAAAAAGAAAACAAATCCCACAACAGATAGAGACATTTTATGATACGTCAATTTCAGAGTTCCCAGACGCACAAGGAGATGGGACAGAAGATCCGACTCAGACTAGTGAACTCTTGGATGTGCTTGACGAGGTTGAGGAAAATATAGATGAGCAGAAACTACTTCAATCTCAAATTGATGAGTTGAGCGAAAAGTTGGATGAAGAAATTGACAAGTCTGTGCGGTTCAAGGAAGATGCGGTGCAGACATTCAATGCGTCACGGGATATAATCATAACTCAACGGATAGCAGCGGGTGAAGGAAATTCCCCATCAGATTTTTCTGAGGTCTTTCCATTTTTGCCATTAACTTCTACTGAGAAATTATCTAACGATTTACCGAGGGAGAGTTTTCCTTTTATGGGAACATAGAATACAAAAGGTTATAGGTTATGCCACAATATTTGAAATATGTTGATGAATCCACACAAACCTTAGATTTTTCCCGTGGGTATTATGTTGAACCAGGGACACTAGATCTTGCGTTTGAAAAAATACCAGTTGGGGTTGACTTTGGTAGTTCTCATAAGGATGTAGTAGAGTTTAGTGCGTATGATTCTACCGGTGAGAATATGCTAGGGTGGGGTGTAGTTGCGGGAGCAGAAAATTATACAACAAAGCAATTGCGGTTCACAAACTATGATGGGGAGACAACCACCGCGAGCATAAGAGTTCTTGACTCTATATATCCGTCAGCAAATGGCAATATTATACTATCACCTGTCACCGAACTAAAGGAGATCGGCCTGGCGTCCGGAATTTATCGTGTTGGCATTTCGTTCAAGAGTGATATAGTTGGTTCGCACGACTCGGATAGTAAGCTTGTAATTTCTGAAATTTCTCCCTCTCGGACAGAAATCAAGATTATACCCGAGTGTTTGAAAAATTCAATTAGAGCACAAGACGCATCGTTGAATTTTGATTATGATAATTTTTTGAACAAGAGAATTTTGGTTGCACATATATACCACGACACAAAGAAGTTTCTTAGGTCTGATACTTCTTATATGTTAGATGATACCGGTTTGGGGTTTTCTGATAAATTAAAATCATCCATCACCAACTATGAAAAAAGTTTGGAAACTACGTTGGTCACGTTGCTAGGGGTTGATCCAAGTTCAATAAAACCAAATCACCATAACAAACTTATTAAGGATATTTTAACTCAATATTCTAAGTTGGCCGATTTATATGAAAATACAATTACATCTAAATATGGTTCTTCGTTTGCATCGTCCGATTTTTATGATGAATATTTGAAATGCGTTGAGTATATAATTTCAAAACATACCAAACTCGGAATACTTAAGACCAATTCAGTTGAGAGAGATTTCTATAAATCTGCATTTATATGTTTATTTGATCTGGATTTTTTGACGGAATTATATGCAAATAGATTTGATAATTACTTTTCCAATGTAATGAATTTTACCAACGGGGAGAATTATCCAATATTAAAACACACACCATCGACTCAGAATGTAGACGATGATGTAAAGCACCAACCAACTATATTAAAATTACCAGAACCACTTCCACACGAAATTGGTGTGGGTGATGGATTTTACATATCAAATATATCAAGTTCAGATGATGTCGTTCAAACTGTAATAGTAACGGAAGAAGTAAAGTCAACGACATATAAACTTAGAGGCCCCGACAGAGTATCATTACTGACTTCGGGAGCAGGTACGAAGAAATATACAAGTGATGAATTGGAATTGGGTAATGAAATTTCCTCGGGTATTTCAAATTATTTCAACAAGATTACATCGGGCACCGAGCTGTCAATAGATTATTCTGATTTTTCTAATTTTGTAAGGTTTTCGTCTGCCCGCAAAAAATTAGATGCCTTCGTGTTTAAACTAACTCAGTTATCTAAGTTGTATAGAAAGAGAACTGACGCGGAGAATGAGATTTATGCTCTAAAAACCCGTTCGTTACTAGGAACAATAGCAGAGGCCACTGCAATTGACTCGGTTTCCATTTTAAATGAAATGGATATAGTTAAGATAAACGATGAAGCAAATGAGTTGATTTCTGCGTTTACTGAATATGAACGGTTTTTGTTTTACACTAATAGTGATGATGCATGGCCCCGCACGAACGATTTAGTAATCACCACATCATCCACAAGCAAATTTCAGTCGGTCTTGTACGAAGGTGTGTATTATGAAGATGGTCGCTTTAATGAACGACCTATCTATACACACCAAGCAGGGGACTGGTCCTTGTTTTGGGATGGTAATGAATTGGGGTGGGTTTTGTCAGACACCGGTCCCCTTAAAACTGGAAACTGGATTGCTTATGGTTCGTCCAGAACTAGTGACTCGGTGTTAATTGATAATTTGACACCACATGAGATTTCTCGTACCGAGGGTTCTTCGGTTGTGACCACACTTAATAACTCGGGGTTTGATGAGTCTACATTATTTAGTGTTTCGTATGATTGTGTTGGTGTGGGTGATAACAAATCCCGTTCACCTCGTTATATTCCACAAGATTTAAATGACTTTAAGTCTGATGCGGGGTATTATTGGTACTTGGAGAGGGCAAACGAGGCAGATAAATATGATAAAGTTAATGATGATGCACTGGGAAATAACATACCAGAGTTTTTGGTTCGTGATGATTCTAATGAAGATTTTGTTGATTTTCTAAATTTGGTCGGAAATCACTTTGATTTGATTTATACTTACATTGCCAATATGGGTGCATCTCTCAAACCGAGAAACAAATCAACCAAGGGAGTTCCAAATCAACTTGTATGGTTTATAATGAATTCACTCGGAATAAGATTCTCAGGCCAAGATGATTCGGGTGATGATATTTCGGCATCTCAACCATCTGATAAATTGTCTATTAAGCAACGTCGTGATATAATATGGAGGAGGATATTAAACAACCTTCCTCACATCCTTAAGACTATTGGAACTGAGAGATCTATATCTGCTTTGCTTCGGTGTTACGGTGTCCCAGATCACCTTTTTAAAATAAAGGAATATGGGGGTGTAAGATATTCAACGAGTGGTGAGTCGGACGATTCGGTTTTTAGTTTTGATATATTTGATTATAAACTAGAGTTTTCAGAGGACGATCAGTATCTTGCAATTCCTTGGAATTCTGATTTGTATGAGGTTAGAACACTTGAGTTTGAACTATCATTTGATGATTCATTGAGAACCACCAACTTATCTACGGAATTCGGCCAATTAGAATATGCAGTATCTCGTTCCACCCCGATTGTGGATCAAGACGGGGGTATAACATCTTCCACGTGGCAATGGTCGGGTCGTATGTCAATACCATCCGCAACAACGGAGGTTCCCGTATACGGTATGGAAGATGACACCTCCTCTCCGTATCCAGTTGATGTATATGGACCCGAGGGAACGCTGGCAGGCCACATAACTTACACGGGTATACCAAGTGGAACACTTTCTGGGTTAAAAATATATTACACCCCAACCGAGGGTTTATATGAGGGAGAAACCTTGGTGGGTCAGATTAGTGATAACGAATGTATACTAAACCCAGTTTCTGTTGATATTTCTTTCGTTAATTCTGATAAGTCATTTAATGATGAGGATGCTTCGTCAGATTGGGAGATTGGGGTTGAGATTTCCCCGGGACGTCAACAAGACGGATATGGTAGATTTTACTTCGAATCCGAAGCAAGTGGTAGACATTATTGTCCAGATAAATCACACCCACCGGTAAATGTATTGGGTGCGGGAGACTATAACATAATGCTTGTGAAATCAACCTCGTCAACGGCCGAGTTCTCACGATATTTAAAGTTGTATGTTAAGAAGGTGGTGGATGCTGATGTGGTGGTTAGTTATTCTAGTTTAATACCTACCACATTTGATGCGTTTACCAAGTTTAACTCTTACAATAACATATTTTTTGGAAATTATGCTTCTTCTACATACCGCGGAACATTTAATCGACTGAGAATGTATAATATTGAAATTCCGGAAGACCGATTTGAAAATCATATATTATTTAATCAGTCATATGATATAGACGATCCACTTACACTAAATGAGTCGTTGATTTTTAAATCTAACTTTGACTACCCTTATGATATAACGGCTGCCGGAAACCCAAGCCATGCTCAAGACGAGTCACCACATGGAGTTATTTTAAATAGTGCATTCAGGGAAGATGCTCCTAAAGAAATTGAGTGTTGGAATTTCCGTTCGCGGGAATTTCCCTATGATTTCACGGGAAGTGCTAGACGGCAATACGCAAAACTTCCCTTATTCGGTGCTCAGGCATTTAATAATAAAAAAATCAGAATAGAGGAACAGAAACTAACAGGAACACTAAGTCCTTATTCTAGAGCAACGGAGAAGTCGGGTGACAGGTTGGCGGTCGATACCAACACTCTTGGAGTGTTTTTCAGTCCAACGGATTTGATTAACACAGAGATATTAAGATTCTTTGGTAATTTTGAATTGGGTGACTACATAGGTGATCCATCGGATTTATATGAAAGTGAGTATGAACGATATAATCAATTTAAGAGGGTGTTTTATAAAGAGGGATTCGGTCAGATAGACTGGTCTATGTACTTGAACATTATGAAGGCATATGTCGATGCTTCGTTGTTTGAAAATATCGAAAAGTTAACTCCCGCCAGAACCCGTTTGATATCGGGTTTATTGGTTGAACCGAGCATACTTGAAAGAAATAAATTCAGAAGTGCCAAGTTGGTATCTTCAGTTCGTTCTGAGTTTAATAAAATTTCAAGTGAATCGTTGGAAAATATAAACAACCCGTTGGGACTGAACTCTATTACTGAAAAGGCGACAAATGAGAGAAAGATAACTAGATTACATAACATAAAATTGTCATGTCACGATACCACTACCAGTATAGCATCTTTCGCAAATCCCAGAACACCCGGAGGTACGTCAAAGGATACTTCGGTGGTATTGCTTTCTTCAAACGCAGGATATAAAAGAGCAGATAGTGCAAATGAACCAGATCATAACAGGACATTTAATTTTAATTATACAGGGAATTATGTTAGCAATGCCCTTGACCAAGATATGTACGGTGTTTCGTCCATATATGGAGTCCATACAATTGGTTCAACTATGTACAAAGTGGAGTCATTGCCAAGGTCGTATCAAATAAGACTTCCTATCAAGTATGATATGAGCAGTGATGTAGACTATGATCGCCTCACGGATGTAATAATTAAAATAGATGGGTTGGTTAATGGTGATGGCACATATGTGGGTGAGTTCGCGAAAGCAAATGGTGTATATAGGTCGGGTATTCTTATTAATGGTAAGTTGTCGTTTTCAAATAACTCAAAAACATGGTTTATATTTTGGAGTAGGTCTAGAGAAAGGTGGGTGTTGGTAAATGAGAACCCAGCAAGCATAAGTGAAGAAGGTGGGTTATTAATCCCCAAGGAGGGGTTGTTGTGGGTATTTGATACGGGTGATTCGTGTGAGAACATGGTGTATACATGGCCATGCCGGTTTGTTGGAAACAAGAAAGATAATACTGCATATTACGATAACAATTCTATTACTCAGGTGGATTCTGGTCTGTTACCGTCTGCATCTGTTATGAATGATAGAATTTTGTCTATCAACACTAACAATGTGCCGGATGATCGTGGTCGTGTTGTCGGTAATTTGAGTTGTGAATTATATGGTAATTTTTCGGGCAAATATAAGGTGCTGACTCGTATAAATAATGAGGATGTTTGGCAACCCAAAACCGGATATTATGAGGTTACTAATTATCACTTTGAAAAAGATGGTGTGAGTAAAACTATTTTCATGGACGGTAAGTTCAGTGGGAAGTTATTGAGAGGAACACTCGGTCAAGGTGGAGGAGACTTTAGAGTAACGGGAACAGTAAATTCTGCGAATTACTATGATTGTGATAATCCGTGGACGCTTCCAACGGACGATGTGGGTGCTACGATATATAGCATAAATGATATAGTAAATAAAGAATCGGGTAGTATAACAACAAATCTTGATGAGACTGTTCAAATTAAAACAAACTATATAACTAAGGAGTTTGACTCGGTTAATTTAGTACCAGTTACATCAACTTTTAAAACCTACGAAAACACTACTATTAGATATGGTGAAGTGGATTCTCCATATGTACACTATGATGTACAAAACAAATTGGAGTTTAGGCACGGTGGAGACCAACGGATTTCGGGTAGTTATTCTCTAGCAGTTAACCACAGAACTACAGATACGTTCTCATTTCCTACCCTGTTAGATTACTCGGTGGAATTAACGGCCAATTTACGAGGAACTACCCTCCGTGATATTAAGGTACTTGCTCACACGGAACTTGATCCCGAACACACAAAATATTATAGAATTAAAATGAAAACAGGATTACAGGCGGTTGACCGACCACTTAATGTTGAGTTTTCCATAGATTCCACGGATTCAACTAATCCAGACGTAAGTATAGTATCTTCTGGGTCGAATTGTGTTTCTGGGTACATATATGAATATGACTATTCTCATCAAAATTTTACCTCGGGTAATGAGTATATTGAGAATAGAGATTTTGTTGCTAGGGCGGAACAACAGAGGTCAAATGATCCCGAAAACTGGGACGCCCGAATAAATTCTGTTTTAACTCAAACTATAGCCTCAGTAGATACCGAACTTTCTGATAGAAATTACATATATAACACCTATAATATAACGGAGTTGGAAAACCATGATATTTCCAAGGTGTGTTTCTTTCACATTAAATCCCCCTCACTGGGATCATCGCCGCACAAAAAACATGTAGTTCAAAATATATGGTTGGTGGGGTATTTGGAGGAAACCGTCACAACAAAGAAGGTGTCTGGACGCAGTGAAGACCACATTCACAGAGTCAAACATTCTGTGGACAAGCAAGGTTTGGATAAGGTGTCACTTTCGGATGAAATTGTGGAGTGGTCTGCAACACCTCGGTTGGGTTATGGGTTATTAAGACCGGGTGGCACGGTTGAGTTGTCGAGTGTATTTGCAGAACATAGATTGGCATATGATTCCAGTATAGTCACTCAAGATGTTGGCTTTGACGGTGGAACTGCGGATAAAATTGTATATACAAAGAACAACTTACACATACCAATTGATATAAAGATTGAAAACCCCTCATACAAATATGAATTGGAAATTTTGCCGTTCGATAAAGATGTAACTTATAACCAATCAGATACCCTGGGGAATTATTTTTGTGTCTATGAATTAACTAAATTTAATTCAATTGATATAACTGAGTTTGAGGGTCAGATGGATATGTTGAATGGATCTTATTTGGAGATCGGAACATATAATGGAAAATCTTTATATAGAAATGATCGTGACATAGATGGCAACTACCGCCAGAATGTAATAGGAGATATTAGTGGAGATGCCCACCTTCTGCCAAAGGGATTTATAGGTCGAAAGGTTAACTACATTTTTTGGAGTGATATAAATCACAGGTGGATACTCCTCCATAGCAATAACTATTCTATTAATTTTACCGATGAACAAAAATTGTATATTCCGCATGAAAGTCCAGTTCGGCACGATATAATGTGGATTTATGGAAAGGAAGACGCAACTCACCCAGAGTTTAACACTTTATATGGTGGTGATGTCGGTTATCATAGAAATGAACTTAATACCGATACTCCGGTTGTAGATTTACTCAACAATGATGAAGAGGGATATGTTAATTTGTTGTCAGCCGAAGCACTTGGGTTGGACACAGACGGAAATGGATTGGTGTACATATTCAGAGATCCGTCTGCGGTGAAACTTTTTGGTTTCAAGAATGTCGCCCTATCTGCAAACGGGTTATATAGAAAAGTAAATGGGGTTTCCGGGGAAAATCCATCATATACAAACGGCCGTGGGTGGTATTTGTATTGGAACGAGGATGTGTATACTTGGGTTCTTGTGGAGTGTGTTCCACTCGCAACAGAGATACGAAATTCCATGAAAACTACATATCAGCAATTGAATCTGACAAAGTATTTTAATACTCATATGCCAACAAAGTGGGTTATTAATTTAGCACGTGAATTCAGTTGTAGGATTAATGAAGATAATAAGTTCTCTACACATGATGAAACCGATTTGTATATAAAACTGGGTGGCAAGACATTCCAGCAAACTTCGGATGGCCTTGGGTATGCCCCACAAACGGGATACGCATATATTCCATCCCTTGAACAAAAGAACAAACTGAGTTATCAGTCCTCGGCAAGTTATTTTAGAGATACAATAACATCCAGCCCAGAAAGACTTGATATGCTTTCTGCGTCAAGTGGCCCTGTGGTGGGAAATTCTTTTAGATTGATACCCAACCCACATCACTTTGCGAGATTTGAATCAGATAACTTAGCAGCTTCAATAGAAAAGCTTGCGTGGTGTATTGTGGCGAAGAGGAAGACTCCAACCCTTCCAATTCCTGGCAATTATAGAAGAGAGGGTGGTGGTGCGGAAGTTATACTTAATTGGATACCTGATGATTATAATACGGTTTCGGTTGAAGTTGATCCTACCCGAAGTATGTATTATTCCAACACGGCCAAGAATGAAAAAATTCCACGCGGAATATATACACGGGTTAATATAAGTTTAACCGATACGGAAGATGATGTGATTTTTAGATCTACCTCCGAGGAGTATGAAATTCGTTTGAAAAAATCTACTAAAATGAATACTCCTGATAGGTGGATTATTAGTCATGTTTCAAAACCAAACTACTCTGAATATTATCGGGATATGTCGTTTCAAGAAACTGAGACACTTGCAACTAAATTGGGATATATTAAATCCACCACGGAGGTAACTATAACTCCCGACTGCACTTATAGAGAGAAACAATCTGAAATATTCCCCACGGGAAGCTCCAATGTATTTTATACAAGACGTACACCGTCTGCCCCCATCCCGTTTAATCCAAGGATTCCTGTTACGAATAAAGTTCCATTGTCTACCACCGATGAGATATCGGAAGATTTATACATAAATTGGGGTCATGTAAAGAAAGAGGCCGTTGGTGATGTAGATTGTCGTGATTTGAAAGCATATCCATATGCATCTCCGAGTTTAGTTGAAAATAATATTGAAAAAAATTCAAATATTGCTAGGTGTGACTTACTTAATTTGGGTGTAGATAAACCATATTTATATGGAATTGGTGGTGAACTTGCAATCGAAGTTTCCTGTGGGACAGGTGCGTCTGCGACATTTAATGGAGTATACACCGAGAGTCGTGAGGAAACTAACACAGGAACATCACCGGGGGACAAACTATTTATAAAAAGAGATGATCCTACAAAGTATATAATACAAAGAAAATCAGACACTGATCCACTTTATATTTCATCAACGAGCAGCTCTGATCCAAACAACCCATCGTATGATATAGGTGTTGCGGAATTGAAAAACGAGGGAGTGACAAGTTGCCGAGACATATATGTTTCGTTGAAAACAATAGATGTCCCACCATTAGAGGCTTCTCCCGAAGCAAGTTTACAGAAACGAAATGGAGTCCCGCAGGACGCATATGATAAAAATGTAAATAAATTAGCAACAATGTTATGTCCCCACCCCGGTGAATATAGAATGCGTGATAATTGGCAATCGGTTGCTATGCTAAAGTTGATAGATTTAACAACCGTTGAAGTTTCGGAGTGTGATATTGAGGATGCCAATGGTATATATACTACAACGGGCACTATGGACTCGAATGGTAATGCGTATACATTTGCAAATAGAAATAATTGGATTATTGCTTGTATGGATCGCAAACCCAACTCATTCCAGTCAAAGTGGGTATTCACCGATAAATACGAAACACAACTGTCGGGTATAGTATTTGAGAACGTAGATAGATTCGATTCGGAGGTTAATCCAACAAACCACAATTCGGCCGACTTTATGCAAGGTGTGTTTTATAAATTTAAGTTAACAACGGATGATCTTGATAGTGTCAAGTCCACCCCAACCAATACCCTTGCAAGTATAACTGCACCTAAATTGGCCCTCGGTGATGTTAGAAACATAGACCCCGAATCATTTTTGGTAGTTAACTATAAACTTTTATTGGGTCAGTTCAAAGATCCACAGAAGACACAAATAACGGAACTTGATAATCTTAATAAATTGAAGAATCCCTCGGATATGTCAATTTCTGATATGAATTATGATACATTTGAGTATGAGGTAGATTATTCACCCACCACGAATACAACTTCATATCATATCCACCCAACACCGGTGATTACTAAACTCGATACACTTTCCAGTGAAAAGATTTCATCTCAGTTAGATTCATCCGTGAAGTTTTCCATCACCCCAATATCATCACAACAGAGCAATTTATATAAAATAACTTTGCCTATTGATGTTACCCACGAACCGGAGATATTCACCAAGGATACTAGAGAAAATACTAAAGTTAGTTTTAGTTATGATGGAAATTCTCTTATTAATTGGTCTGCTGAATTTTTCGGAGTTGAGGAGAGTGGAAGTGCAGTGGTCACTTCCGAGCAAATAATTAAACAAACTCCTTTGGTTATATCAAGCAAATTGAATATACCTAATTATACTGGTTTGATTTCTGACGTTACCTTGGATGTTAAGATTGTTATTACACCAAGATGTCGTGAAGATTATGTTGCGGAGAAAATACACACATCAGTTCATGTTGATGAGTTTGAATATGGAATAGGTGACGGAATCAGTGCTGACGGTAATCAACTTAAATCATGGACACGTCAGGTATCAAAAACTATTCCATTTGATTATGTGATTGAACGACCAACTCAATTGTGTGATTTAGTAAATATTGGAACACCTGGTTCTCTGTTTACAAAGAAAAAGTTTCCTATACATAGAAGTAATTTTAGACGAAATATTATCGGCCGAGGTGTCAATGATGTCTCAACTACCGCAAACTTGTCGGGGCATCTAAATTCCACCTCACCAATAGTAAGAACCCGCACGGGTAGTGGGTCTCCTGATCATTTTTGGTTCATAGATGACACCCCTGTGGTATCCGTAGTGAGAGAAGACCCAGGCCTGATAGTTTCGCCGATGTTGTCCGAGGAAAAACAAGAGAAGATTGAGTTTTCATATTCGTTTGAAGACTCGGTAGAGTTGACTCCGACCCCAACACCTACCCCAACACCTACACCTACCCCAACACCCACACCGACCCCCGTGCAACAATGCACACCCACAGATGAGTACATCGAAGTACCATATTCATCTTCGGAAATTGTTATGGGTGAGTTTAAGATTCTCATAAGTTTACCAACTGCGGTGGTAAGTTTTAATCCAAAGGAGTTTTCTGAAACATCAACCGAAGAAATAACCATTGCTATCAAGGATGGAAATTTTACTGTGGCAAGGATAATCACAACTAACACTTATCCAGATGGAGAGACACCTACAATTTATTACGAATCCGAGGGAACTTGTTATACGGCAACTGCACCCGAGTGGACAATTGAAACTTCACTCACCCCAAGCCCAAGTCCTACACCAACTGAACAATAAACGGGAATAGAGAATATGGTAAATAGCTACGAAATAAAGGATAGTTCAAAAAATTCCAGAAGTGGAATTTTACATAATGGCACTATTGAGGTGGGGGGTGAAGATAGAAACTATAAAAGCATTGCTCGTCTCCCGAATGATACATCGGAAGATCCGAATAATACTAATTCTTATATTGAAGTTGGAAATACCAACCCATTTGAAACCGACGTGGCCACGATATCATGTTGGATAAACCCAGAGGGGGCATCACCTCCTTCTGCCGGCATAGTTTTAAATACGGATGCAGATGGTAAGTTATACGGGTTGTTGTTAAGAGCAAATGAATCCCAATTAAATTTGGGATATGTATGGGGGACTACCGAGGCCGAGATGGATGTAGATTTTGGGGTGGAAATACCACTCAATCAGTGGAGTCATGTATTATTGTTAGTATATAAGTCCGGCCTTTCCAGATTGTTTGTAAATAATATATATGTTGCTGAACATGACATGGGGTATATTAGAAAGAAGGTTGTGTTTGATAATATAAAAATTGGTCGGTTTGCCGGATTGTTGGATAATGTTACATTTTATTCGGACACCCTTGATTATGGAAATGTACCATTAAATAGTCCTGCCACACATGAGGTTGCGTATATGTATTCACTAAACCGAACGGAATACGAACAAACACCGATAGATAGATCACCAACTAGAATTGAAATGGTTGGTGATTTCATAAAGCAAACAGATGGAATCCGCGTTTATTATAAACAGACTGATGAGTATGTTGAAGCACATGACAATTACATAAATAACACAATTAAGGAGATGAATGAAACGGGTAGTTATCTGGAAGACGTACTTAAAAGACAGTCTTCGGAGCAACTTGATGAGCAGAAATTTACGATAGTCGGTGGACCCAACGAACAAACAAGGAGATTTGCAGATGGAAAATTCAGATCTTTACCGGGAGAGATTACAGAACTTTAATGATTTTGTTAAAAAAAATGATATATAAATATTTATGTATATGAAACACTGGTTGTTTAATATATATATTGAAACGTTATGGGATATTTAAATAATGAAACTATTACGGTTGAGGCGGTTCTTACCCGTAAAGGCCGAGAACTACTTGCTTCCGAAAACGGGTTGAATATTACGAGTTTTGCTCTTGCAGACGATGAAATTGATTATACCCTGTATGATCCGAACCACCCAGATGGTTCGCAATACTTTGATGCGGCGTTGCGTAGTATGCCTGTGTTTGAACCACTTACGGATGAAACTCAATCCTTAAAATATAAGTTGGTCACACTCCCAACGGGAACACAAAAGATTCCCGTAATTGAGTTGGGTCAGCAAGATATTCTGTTGAGCAAGAACTACCAAGGAGTGGTTACAATTTCACCAACCACCGATCCTGTTTATAACACGACTCTTGGGTATACCGCCGTGTTGTCTAATAATGCGGTGGGAACATTGGAGGGCCAGGGTGTCTCGGCATCTGCCTCTGCATCTGCTTCGTTGTTTCTGGGGGACACTTCAAGTGAGAAGGCAATTACCGCGGTTGGTCTGACATTTACATTTCGTCCAAACGCATCCATTACTAAAGACGAAACTGCACAATTGACTATTATTGGAAATGAAAGTGGAGGTTCACGAACAATTCCCGTCAGAGTTTACTTGGGCGAACAACCAGAGGCCTCGGTTACTGCTAGTATTACTGGTTAGGTTATAAAATGATATACAAAGAGATAGAGGATGCCGACAAAGTTTTCGGCAGAACTATAAAAGTTTCATCTGGAAGTTTTTCTGATGGATTCCATCTTGATCAATTTCATGTGGATGTTTCGGAGCAGGGTGAGTTGGACACTCCTTTATCTAGGTATGTTGTAAATCCAGAAGCAGACACTCTGTCGGTGGATGTATTAGAAACCCAGACCGCTGCTCAACTTGTCGATGGTAAATATGTTGTGCAAAAAAGTTTGGACTTGGGTTCGTATGATGGATATTATGATAGCACATCTAATAACGCACCCGGAACATTAAACATCCAAGCAACAAAAAACTACCACGAAGAAAACTGGACCGATGTAACATTTGGTGATTATTATGCCAATGTGTATGACAACCCCATCACCGTTGGAGGGGTTTCTAACGAAAGTGCAAAAAATCAAATGACACTTACATATGGCCACCGACATGGGTATGGTTCTAGAATGTCGGGTAATGGGGTAAAGGCAGTGGATGTCACAAAGGCAATATACAACCAGTATAGAAATATTTTGCTAGGTCCTGGAGATGATAAGTTTACTTTTCAGAAAAGTGGAAATCTCTCTGGTGTAGATAAAGATCATATATATGTTATTAATTTTTCATCTTCGGTGATGCGTGAAAAGTTAGATGAAGGAAATTTGGAGTTTACATTGAGTTTGTCCCAAACAATCAATCCGAAATCAAACGACGCGGGAGAAGACTTAGAGACGGAAGTTATGGTTTCTGCGTCTTTGACTCTCCGAGATGATAGTAGATTTGAGGCACAAATATTGCAACAGACGGGGATGACTAAGGTTGGTCGGGTTTTTAATATAGTAAAGGGAAGTATTGCGGACACCGAGTTGCATGATAGTCAAAAGTATGCAAATAGTCAAAATGCCGATAATGTCGGTGTTGGGGAAGGTTTTGGTTTGGTGTATCCTGACTTGGGTATTATTATACTTAACCCAGACGCACTTGCAAATGAATTGGGTGGTAGTATACAAGATGACATAGATGCGTTACCAGAAGACAAGTATGTTACTAATGTCAATAATGTAGGAAAGATGCTTGCCTGGCCAGGAATCGTTAACCCCAGTGCAAATCTTAATTCTGATTTGGCAAACGGAACGGAAAGAAATCATCAAAACTTTTTAAAGTTGTTTACTGCATTAAAGGAAGGGGGCAATTTCAAATGTCGTAGTACAGAGTTCATTCCGTCTAAACATTATTTTATTAGAGTAAGAAATACGGACTTCAATTATAGTAATAATCCAACATTCGTATATCAAAACCAAGAAGCAATTGCAAAAGCAACACAAACCAACACGGACAAGAACTATTGGTTGGGAAGAGTCCGACATGACGAATTTGTAAATGACTCAAAGACTTATATCACCACCGTTGGCCTATACAACGAAAACAATGAACTGGTGGCAGTAGCAAAACTTAGTGTACCAGTTTTAAAGAGCTTTGATACAGAGACATTGATTAAGGTAAAACTTGATTTTTAATAAATATCCTGGATAAAATATATTTATATCCATGATAAAGCCGTTGAAAGTTTCTGACAAATCGGTTAGGAGATTCAAAACTCATAAAAAGTGGAATTATGATAACATAACTTCTACTGATGAAATTTTGCTTGAACAGGAAAGTTCAACCGGTCCCTTGTCATTATTTATAGACGAACAAACAATCCTTGCACCCGAGCAATCGAAGAGAACTACTTCATTGAAAGTTAGTCGGGGAAAACGATACGATGCGTCTGATACATTTTATCCTACGGGTCATAAACTGCACGATTCTTCCCACGAATTCACCAATCCAGATGGGACATACCAACGCGTGGTCTATAATTCAATAAAACACTTGTTCTATAATGATTATGGTGTCAGTCCGTCCATGAGTGCCACGGGTAGTAATGTTAAAAACCCACTAATGGTATTTGGGTCAGAGACCGGTAATTATATGATGCAGTCCAAAGAGGAAAATCAGATATTTAACAAAGAATCTCCCAGTCAATATGAACGAAGATTTATTTCGGACGATATAATAGTGGTTCAGTTTGATTCTTCGCAGATGGGAGAAAAAATCAAACCAGGTGAATTTAGAATTAGAGATTATAGTTCTCCCTATGGAGTTTTGGAAATTGTAGATGATGGTGCGACAAATCTTGTAATTAGTACATCGTCTTTTAATGAGATTAAAGAAGTGTCGGGTAGTGTATCTGGTGTTACTAAGATTGATAAAAATAATAAGATATTTGATTTTAATGATTTAACGTTTGGGTATAAACTTGCATCTGCTGGAAAATATTTTTTATCGGGTCAACCTGTCATGGAAGATGCACCAACTGAAGTAAACAGTGGTCGTGCAATTATGTATAAGTTGGATGATGAAACGGGTGAGTTTAGGATATTGCGACAATTCACAAATCCATTTACGCAAAACGGATTATCAATTGAATTACAGAATGATAATACGGGGTTTTTGATGACGGAACTTGAGGGACTTCTTGTAAATGAAGATTACTCCGTAAATGATAATTTCGGTGATGCGATTGAATTAAATCATAATACCTGTGTAATAGGATCTTCAAAATCACACATCAGAGGAATGTGTAGTAAAAACGGTACAACTGGCCATGTGTTTGTATATGATAAGGAAAAGGGAGGTGCAGACCACTGGGGGTTGGTTAATGTATTGGAGGGAGAACCGGGAACGGAGTTTGGTGCTTCGGTGTCAGTAAAAGGAAATTATATGGCAGTTGGTGCACCTGGTCATAATAAGTCCGAAGGTGCGATATATTTGTTTAAACGGGGAGTACGAACGGAAAATCATCCGTGGAAGAGAATTTCTGACTCGCATGATGATTATGTGTGGTCTGATAGTGAGGGTGTATATGTAGGCAAACCATCGGGTGACATACTTGAGAAAAATAATAAGTGGATTTCTAAATGGAACATTACAAGTCTTGTACCCAACGCAGATACCTTAAATCATTTTTATAGAGATGATAGTGAACTATTGTATAAGAGATGTACAGAGGTGGGTTTAATTCAATATGATATTTCTACAGACAGACCCATATCAGATCAAGATAATGGAGTAACCACATCTGGGTGGGCAATGAGTGGTATATTGGCAACTTCCCCAGCAGACCAGTCAGAATCTTCATCCCCATATCCGGTTGACGTATATGATTCATCGGATAATTTCCTTGGCCATGTAACATATACGGGTAAACCAAAGATTATGAGTTTGTATTTTTCTTTTGGTGAGGGAGGGACGAGTTGCATAAGTGGAACTATTGAAAATAATGTGTGTAGAATGACGGGAGGAATATTGCCAAATCAATGTTCGGAACCAGGGTTCACAGACTACCGAGTGTCCCTTTCCGAAAAGATAGACGATAAAGTTGCGGGTGTAACTTCGTCTAACTGGATGAAACCGGGAATATTGTCAATTTCTGATTCAGACTCGACTACATCAGTTGCACCTTATCCGGTTGATGTATATGATTCCACAAATACCTTGGTGGGTCACATAACATATACGGGTCGACCAAAATCCATGAATTTATATTTTAGAACATCTGACCAAAGTTCTGCGTGTGTATATGGGAGGATTGATGACCACGTATGCATTCTTCCTGTTGAGTTGGTTATGTCGGGGACCAAAGTGGGGGATTCATCTTCTCCATCGGACGGGTTACCTTTGTCTGGGAAATTAATTTCCAGTGATTTAAATGATTACAGAGTATCACCCACCTCGGAGATACGGGATCAAGATAGTGGAGTAGTTTCGTCTAGTTGGTTATATGAGGGAATTCTATCAATTCCCCCATCCGATGCGTCACTTACGAATACACCGTTTCCAATTGATATTTACGATGCAGATGAAAACTTTGTTGGTCACATTACATACTCGGGTCATCCGGGTCAGTCCATTATTTACTTTACAACTCCCACTGGGGATAGATTTTTTGGTTCAATTGAGGGGGGCAGGTGCGACATTAGACATCAACTGAAGGACACTTCCGGTCCTGAGTTGGAGTTAGAAGAGTGTACCGAGAGTGGGTTTAACACATATGAAGTTTCATCCGACTTGGTTATAGATGATTCGGACTGGGGGGTGAAGTCATCATCTTGGACATATAACGGAACAATATCACTTTCTCATGCGGATACAAAATATGGAAATCAACCGTATGTGGTTGATGTATATGACTTCCGAAATATTCTTCTCGGCACAATAACATATTACGGAAATCCGTATAGCATGAACATATACTTTAAAAGATCGGGTTCGGTAGGATGTGAGTCAGGTGTTATTGTAGATAACAAGTGCAAATTGACACCTTATGATATAGTTGATACAGATGACTACAGAGAAGGACCGTGCGATTCCATTGATGCGGTGGAGATTGAAACATTTGATGGAATTTCCATATCAACCGAAGGAACAGTAACTGGATTCCCACCACCGAGATATGCAGAGTATGAAGATGGGTCTATGTCTCCTGCTCACGCCGTGGGTGATGTGACATGGGAGTTGGTTGAGGTAATAAGGATTCCGGGTTCTCGTAGACTGGGCGAGGGGGTTAAGTTGACATCAAACTCCATATATGCAACGACTCCGGGTTCACGATTTAAATATTGTAGTGTGTTGAGCAAGTTAGATGAACCTACGGATTGTGGAGTTGGGTGGCGTCACACATATAATATAACCAAAGATGGTATATATAATTTTAATACGGACCCGGTTGGCCTTGGTGATGGATTTTCTGATATTAGTTATGAAATACAAGATAATGAGGTTTTTATAAAGGTGGCAATTGCAGCTGCCACGGATGCCGAATCTGGGTTTGTTTATCGTGTTAATGCTCCACTCAATGAGTCATCTAAAACAGAGTTGGTAAATCACAACGGAACACATATCGATGGAGGAACACTTGCACTGACACTTACAAACGGAGTCCATGATATATACCTCGGCCGAACCACTAAAGATTCTACTTTGGTCGGTCATCAATCTAGGATTAATTTGGCAATCAATCCAATTTATTATGACACACCCCAACGGAATTCACGTGTGAAATATCCATATGAGTATAACTATAGTGTTGATGGTAACTTTGGAGTATCGTTGGATGCAAATGAGAATACACTGGTTATTGGTGATTCATTTGACAGGGAGTATACCGATCCTTCCAACACACAAGACAAGTATCGTGCGGGTGCAACTTATGTATACTCCACCACAAATGGAAAACTTTCATTTGTTGAAAAGATGTATTCTGACCCACATGAAGAGTTTAGATATTCAAGTGAATACGGCCGTAGTGTATCACTAAAAGGGACGGACTTTGTAGTTGGGTCTCCCTGTACGGATGCAAGTGAGATTTCAATTTTGGATGGTGGTGAAAATGTAGGTGTCCGTGACTTTAAACGAGGGACCAAGAATATATCAGACAAATACTACACATCTGAGGTAAATGTATTTACAGATGCAGAGTGCATATATGTGGGTGGAGATATGCCCGATGTTGCGGTTAAAATATCAGTTGATACGATGACTATTGATCTAGACCTAATATCAGAGTTTATGATTTCCGCAAACTTTATTAAAACTGATAAGAATCTTTTGCATTCGGTTAAGTTCCCGAGGGGTCACCGAGAATATGAAGTTTCTCCTGAGGTGGCGATTTCGGATACTGAACGAGGAATAATATCATCGGTATGGACTACTCCCGGTGTATTGATGCTATCGGATGTGGTTACAGATTCGTCTGCCACACCGTCTCCAATTGATATATATGATATAGATAATAAGTTCATGGGTCATGTAACAATAACAGGAACCCTCGCATCAAATAAGATTTATTTTATTTCATCCGGAACTTCGTATGTAGGAGAAGTGGTAAACTCTCGGTGTAGACTTAATGTATATACAAAAAATTTGGGTGCGGTTACCCGAGGAGTATATCGTGATTTGACTAAGTTTCAAGATGGCAAACTTTGGTTTTATGTTGATGTCGATACAAACATCGCAGACAACTCAGAAACCACCGGTTGGTTTGAACAGGACATAGAATTTGTTTATTATACAAAACGAAGTGCAGAGGAAGGAAATGTTTACTATTATCGTATAGGCTCCGATGGTGCAGAAAAGATGGCAAACGTAAAGACGAATAAATATCCGCACAGGGTGAGGCATCAATATGGAACTGCGGTGACACTAAGTTCTGATTATATCTATGTAGGGTGTCCAATTATGGGAAACTTTCCACTCTCTGGTGTAGAGGCATTTGAGGGTGCGGATATAGGTTTATTTGAGCAATGCTCTACCATATACTCCGAATATGGAGATATTGCATGGGGTAGATTATCTAATATGGATATTGATATAGCAGGAAAAGTCTTGGCCTACGATGTTGCATCAATACGAGATCAATCGAGAGTTTATGTTGGAAATGTTTTTTATAAGAACGGAATAGCAGTTATAACGAATACTTCTGATTATTTTTCAAATATGTTTTCGGGAACATCCGATAGTGGATTTGAGGTATCATATCGTGGAACACACGCAATATATGAGAATGAGATATTATGTTCGGTTTCACCTTCCGAATTTAATGTTAGTACGAATCCAACATCTGTTGTTTTTGACGATATTGACTATGATGTAAATGTAGATAAGAAATTTGATATTACGGATCTTGCTTACATATATCGTTATATGATAGGTTCTCTGGTGGAGATTAAACATGATACGAAGGAAACATATGTAGTAGGTTCGGAAACATTGGAGACAATATGCAGAGAATACGGCATACCATATCCATCTAAAAATGATATAGATGCCCGAAGCAAGATACCCGTAGAGTCTTCATTTGGATTTTTGGATATTCGTAGTTATTCGAATGGGGTTGTTGGTAATAAATTAAGGTACGATGATACGATTGTTCCTGGGGACGAACTGATCTTTTCTTCGGGTTATGTTCACATTGTTAGATCAGTTCAGTCAATTCAGTCAGTTGCTAAGTTTACGGGTGTAACTGTGGATGCCATCCAAACTGCCAATGCGGGAATTGGTTCTGAGACTTTATATGTAGGTCAGATTTTAACAATTCCATCGGGTGGTGATTATGCTCCGGGCATTAAGATGGAGGAAGGTAATAATACTCGTTGGCCAAATGATGATTTGGTTTTAACCGAGTCGGAGGATGTGGTATTAATGAATGTTCTTTTGCGTTCAACCGAAGGAACGGTTACTGCAAATGAATATAAGTTGATACTTTCTAGGTTGGAGTCTTTGGAGGAACGTGGGTTGCTTGATATAGACGGTGACGGAGTTGTTAGTCACATGGATGCTAAACTTCTTGTTAGGTATTTTGTGGGCAGAACCGGAACAGATTTGACTGATGGGTTGATAGATACGTTTACTAATGCAACGATAAAACAAACACGTTCCGTTGCGTATCAAATAATAGAATTTTTGGACGATAGAACTGGTAAAAATCGTGGTATTGAAATACTGCAAGATTTCGTGGACTATCGCGAGAACGATGCAAAAGATCAATTGGGCAGTTATCTGGCACCGTATGTAACCACGGTTGGATTATACAGTGGGTTAGATTTGGTAATGGTTGCCAAGTTAAGCAAACCCGTGAAGATAGTTCCCAACTACCCAATTAATTTTTTGGTGAAATATGACACTTAAACAAAATTACATTATATTTATTAATAACAAACCTTTAAGGAGAGAAGATTATGGCAAAACCACAACCTAAGACAGAATTTAAAAACGAAACAAGCAGAGCATCACTTAACACCAATTTATTGGATAGGTTAGAGCAGTATAACTCTGTTTATAGAGAATCAGCACCATCACCAACGGGTAAAGGAGCTCCTGGAATCCCAAGCACAGGTTTGAAGGAAGATAGAGTTGCGGCTGATTATTTTGGATATGGTTCGACCGTTCGTAAGTTTAATGCGGCCGCTTCACCACAAATTCAGAATAGAGGTTTCGTTTGTGGAAAGCAAGCAATGGGTGAATCTGATTACGAAGGAACTGCAAATGGTAAGTCAACCGCTGCGGATAAGAGTGTTTATCGTAATTACATGAAAGCAGACAAGTATGGTGATTCAAAGGCAATTAATGGTCTTAACCAAGGCCTCCGCACGAATACATCCGCAAACAGTTAAGTTTCTTACTTGCAAAATTCATATATTTGGCATAACATAATAAGTTATGCATAAAAAATCCTATTGTTTGGGATTGGATATAAGTTCAACGGTTGTTGGATATTGTATGTCCACCTCCAAGAAAAAAATAACCGAAGCGGGTTATATTGATATTCACAAGGAAACTACTATACGGGACAAGGCACATAAAGTTGCAAGGGTTCTTGAGGACTTGGAAGGAACTCCGGGTGTTATTATTGTTGAGGATAGTTTAAGTGGATTTGGTGGGGGAAGAACTAGTCAGCAAACTATCGTGAAACTCGCAAAGTGCAATGCGGTAGTAAGTTATGTAACTGAAGCAATATTTGAAACCGAGATTACGCATGTAAACGTATCAACTCTTAGAAAGGGTGTTTTTGGCAAAAGTCGTGAAAAGGGAGTGGATAGTAAACAATTCGTACGTGAACAACTTGAGAAAAAGATTGATTTATCTAAGTTTATCGTCTATAATAGTAGAAATAATTATGATAAAAAGAACTATGATATGTTGGATGCAACCGTAGCATCTCTTTATCACTGGTATAAGTAGCAAATGGGGATTTCCGAACAGAAATTGCTTACCTTATTACAAAAAGTTTTAGGTGAAGGTAAGATTGTCTCAAAAGATGAGGCAATGTTTATGTGTCCGTTCTCACATCACAGAAAACCTAAGTTGGCAGTAAATCTCACCACACAGAGATGGCAGAGTTGGATTGATACCAACGCAAAGGGAAGAAGCATCTTTGCATTGTTTAAGAGGTTGCAGGTACCTGCCAATTATTTTGCAGAATTATCGAAGATTGTAAAACTTCCCAAGAATACGAAATTGGCAGACACCGAAGAACAATATGTGTCATTGCCATATGAGTTTAAAAGATTGACCGAAGCACACAAGGATTTTTCTTACACAAAAGCAATGAACTATCTATCTAACCGAAATATTGAATCGTATGATATTGAAAGATATGATATAGGATATTGTTCTGACGGTGATTATGCGGGTAGAATTATTGTTCCGTCATTTGATGGGGATAATAAATTAAATTATTTTATTGCAAGAGATTTTACAGGAACTGCTTATTTGAAATATAAAAATCCACCAGTCAGCAAAGATGTAGTGGTGTTTGAGAATCAAATAGATTTTTCCGAACCCATTGTGCTATGTGAAGGAGTTTTTGATGCGATTGCGATACGGAGAAACGCAATTGCTTTGTTGGGTAAAAATATCCCAAGTAAATTGAAAATTAAAATGATTGAAAACAAAGTTTCTGAAGTTTATGTGGTTCTTGACGAAGATGCCATTAAAAATGCAGTAGCAATTACAGAAACATTGTTAAATGAGGACATCAAGGTGCGATTCGTTAAAATGGGAAACGAAGATGCCGCCGACGTCGGATTCCGAGGAATGGTGGAAAAACTTCGGAATACCCCCGTGATGGGATTTGACGCATTGATGAAACAAAAATTATGCATGAGTTAGACACGAAGATAAAAAAAGTTGAAAAGATTTATCATGTATCGGATATTCACCTAAGAAACGTAAAGCGTCATAAAGAATACCGAAGTGTATTTGAAAACTTTTACAAGCAGTTAGAAGATGATGCACTTGAAAACGCAATAATTTTTATTGGTGGTGATGTTGCCCATGCAAAAACGGAGATGAGTCCTGAACTCATTTCGGAGATTGCAGACTTCTTTAATAAATGTGCTGAAATACATCCAACAATATTAATTGCCGGAAACCACGATTGCAACTTGAACAATCCAGATAGATTGGATGTATTGACCCCAATCGTTGATATGCTTGATAATGACAATCTGTTTTATTTAAGAGATACTGGGGTTTATAAAATTGGTGACGTGGCAATTAGTGTGTTCGGTATATTTGAAGATCCAAGTGAATATGTCAGAGGAAAGGATATAACCGACAAATCAATTTCAACAAAGGTTGCAGTTTATCATGGGGCAATTAAAAGAAGCAGAACTGACGTGGGTTACATTATTGTCGGTGGTGATGTGCCGATGTATATGTTTGATGGGTATGACATGGTGATGTTGGGTGATATTCACAAACACCAAATCTTACAAGAATATCATACGGAAGCATTGTTTGTTCCTGAATCTAAGGCAGATAAGTATGTACTTGACGGATGGGAGGTGTGTGATGACTAATATTCTGATAAGATGTCGGAACATCCACATAGGTGATGTGATTTTTTCAAGCAGTGTCGCAAAGAAACTTAAAGAACGGAATCCAAATTGCATTGTTCATTATGACGTCAATTATTTGCAACCTATGGAGTTGCTTATCAACAATCCTTATATAGACGGAGTGTATTACAAGGAAACGGCAAATGTAGATTATGATGTAGTATATCAATTGATGAATGATGATGTGTCTACATTAAGTCCGTATGAGTCAGCAGTTTCTCAGTTTCAACGAATGTGTGGAATTGAAAATTTCAATGATACCTTTGAAGTTTTTACAAATCCTCAACTCGATTATTCTATACAAAGAAGTATGGAGGAGTTGACGCAAATTGGTGATTGGGACGATGACTTGATTAAAATAGGATACCAATCGGATTGGGACAGAAAAAGTTTTCTGTTTACTGAAGAGGAATATTATCGTGCGGAGGGTGGAGAAGATGGAACTGGGTACGGAAGTGGAAAACGAAATGTATTTGACATAATTAACTGCCTGGAGATTTCCCCAAAAATTATGTTGTTTGCATTGGGTATTGATGAGAAGGTTTCAAAGAATTATCCTTGTTTGAATTCAACTAGCAAATTTTCATTTACTGCAAGTTTGATGAAGAATTGTGATTATGTTATTGGGGGTGAAGGATGCCTTACAAATGTTTCATCGGCACTCGGTACAAAGACAATAATAACCACCGACTATATCTATCAGCTGTTCGGCCCAAAGGGAATTGGGTGGCAACAAAATGGAGGTGACACAAATAGTCTGGAAACTCGTAAACCATTTTTGGGTCCAAATGTTTATTTTCCAGAAGGTGGTCATGTTGAGTTAAATCCATTTTTAACGGATGCCCAAGTTGGTGAGGAAATTTTAAGAATAGCACTTGATGGAAACTAAAGAAAAATACGTAAAGATACGAAGACTCAATCCAAGTAAACCGGTTGTAGTTTACTCGGGTAGCATGATTCAGCAAAACCACGGAGAACTCCCACGTGGTCATGGGTATGTGTTGTGGGATGTGAAGGAACGCAAACCAAAGCACGTAGAGGTTCACAACGACTATGGATATTATACTATAACCGTACGTGATGGTGCGTGTGTTAGTGACTTGAGTCTATTGCCCAACAAGGCAAGATTGCGAGTGAAGGTTTACAACACAACCGCGGCCGAGACCAAACAAATCCT